ATGAAACTCAACAAATCTACTGTTGATGCTATTCCATTAACTGAAAAAGGTCAAAAAATATATAGAGATGCAGAACTGATCGGTTTTGCTGTTCGGGTAACTAATAAAAGTAAAACCTATATTGTTGAAAGGAGGCATGAAGGTGAACTCTATCGAGTGACAATTGGTAAAACTACCGATATTCCTGCAACAAATGCTCGAGCAAAAGCTCAGATGATTCTGGCGAAAATTTCAAACAATGAATATGAAAAGCCTATCAAATTAAAGAATGTTGCTAATCCTTTAGATATTACAGTGAATGAAGCTCTTCAAATTTATATTGATAGAAATGACTTTAGACCAAAAACAATTAGGCAGTACCGTAAGTACTTTGATTTATATTTGGGGTGGGGCAACAAAAAGCTTTTCCAGATATCTAAGCAAGAAGTACTGGATCGATTTATTGAGGTATCAGAAGTAAGTGAGTCGTCAGCAAATGGTGCTGTATCTCTTTTAGGTACCTTATGGAAGTATATTCATGTTCTTTATTCAACAGATGAGAACCCGATTCTTAAAAGTAATCCAGTTGACATTATTTCCGTAACAAGAGGTTGGAATAAAATAGCAAGTAGGGATAGACATCTCCATAAAGACATCATTCACAAATATTACAATGCAGTGCTTCATTATGAAGATGAGTTAAATCTGGAAAATACTGCTAGGTCAAACACGCATCGGGATATCGTATTGATGTGCATGTATACGGGATGCCGTAAACAGGAGGCATGTTGCTTAAAGTGGGCTGATGTAGATATTAAAAATGGTACTTTAACTTTTAGAGATACCAAAAATGGTTCAGATCATACTTTTCCTATTGGTGATCATCTACACAGTATTTTGCGTGAACGTTGGTTATTAAGAGAAAACGATTGGGTTTTCCCAGCTACTAAGATGCCTACTTCGTGGAATATGCATGCGACTAAGGTAGATACATTATTGAATAGAGTGGGTAAAGAAGTTGACTATTACGTTTCAATGCATGATTTCCGCCGTACATTTGCCACTATATGCAACCTTTTAAGATTTAATATTTATGTGACAAAAAGACTTCTTAATCACACGGCTAAACCAAGAATTGATGTGACAGGTGGATATGTTCAAATTCCAGATGAGGAATTAAGAGCTTCAATGAACATGATTGAAGCGGTGTATCAAGGCAAGATTGATTGCTTTAATTACCAATCTGTTTGGGCAGAAAGATTAAAAGAAATAAAGGCGGTTTAACCGCCTTAAACTGTTGCAAGCTGTGCTGTATTAAGCACAGTCTTGCTTTGCTCATATTTCAAAACGTCTTTCTTTTTATATGAAACACGTCTCCCAATTTTCGAGAAAGGCAGTGATGATTGATCACAACGCATTCTAGCTAATGTCCAAGGCGAGCAATCTAAATAAAGTGCTACAACCTCTTGAGGAAACTTCTGTTCTTCATTAGCCATTATGAAGCGATCCAAATATTCTTGTTGCTCTGCATCAGATAGATTTCTCAGATCTTTTAACATTTACTCCTCCTTACTTTCCGCTTTAACTTCTAATTGAGTACCCTCATAGGTGCCGTCACCCCCACAATTCAGACAATGTGTATACATGCCTAAACCATCCCCATCAGGACAGAAGTTTTCAGGTAATGACTCGTTTAGAAATACGGTGCCCCCAATTGGCTTTGTGTGAATATGAGGGGCAAGACCGTAATAGGGGTAAATGCATTCACCATTTCCATCATCACAAAAATCACATGTTTTAACTTTTAATCCACTCATCCTTTAGTTCCTCAACTCATTACGTTCTTTCTTCAATTGACGCAAAAGGTTGTGAAGGGTAACGGTTACAGCTTTATCTAAACTTTTAGTTGAATGGAATTCTGCAAGCTGAGACAGTGCTAAACCAAAAATGTGATATGCAAAAACTTTTGCAGCTTCCGGATTGTTTTTGATAAGCTCCTCAGTACTTGGACAAATGATTTCTTCAAAAATATGAAGAGCCACCTGATCCGGAGTACCTTCAATACGGCTAGGGCTCAAATTAACTTCACCAATAACTTTGCTCATTGTTGAGAATCCTCACTTAAAATTTCCCATTCACCCCAATCGCCCAAATAACCAGATTTTGAAATGCTTGTTGTAATCACTTGACCATCATCACAAGTTACTTTCATTCGATTGGCATCTATGCGAACAGCTTTATAAACAACATCCATTTGTAAATTTGCTGGTAAAGGACTTGAGCCATTTACAGATTTAATTCTTACTTCCATTTTTAAGCCCTCAAATATTCTTCTTTAGTCCACTCAACAAACTCTCTATAAAGCTGCTGGGCAGGTTTATTTAATCGGTTGTGATAGTCGATCGTTATGCGCCGCCAAGCAACTGGTACCGCATAATGCTTTGTTAGAAACATTGCTTGGTCCATGCCTTGCCGGACTATTACGTAGCCCAGCAATTGCAAGTAGTACATAAAACCAAGCATGTGTTTTTGGCTCACTTTCTTGTACTGATCTTTCATGTTAGAAACCGTCCACTAATAAATAATCAGGGGTAGATTCTTGTTGAGTAGGTGTAGGATTCTCTAATTCATAGCGGCGTTTTCTCACATACCCCATTAGCTTCGGTTGAATCTGCGGATCTCGTGCAGCCACGTCTATTTCCAAAGCATCTAGCGTTGTAAGGTCTGGTGCAGTTTGGATTTGAACCATTAAAGAGGGTGGCTCATTAGCAGATGCCTTTTCTTTTTCTAGCTCTTCAAGACGTTTGTGAGTGGCGAGAAGGATAGGCTTCATTTGTTCGTCATCCCATGTGCGGGTATAACGATAAACCGCATTTACTTCTGCAGGTGTTTTTGACTCTTTTACACGCTGTAGAAGAGTATCTAGGGTTTGCTGATACTCATTGTTTTTTTCTTGCTCAGGTGTAGGCTGAGTTAAAAAATCTTCAGGTGAAGACACATAAGGTTGTTCTGTAATAACAATCGCACTATCTAAAGCTGATCCTATATTTTCTGAAATATCTTCGGATTGCACCAATGAGTCTTCAGAAGTAGTTACATTTGTTTGCTCAGTAATAACAATTGTAGGTTGTTTAACTTCATCAACAATTTCAGAAGTCTTTTCTACAACTACTGTCTGTGCACCTTTTGATTTCTTAGCACGCTGTTTCTTTGGTTCGTCACCTAGGCGAATAACACTAAAATCGTCACTAACTTCAAAACCTAACGCTTTAGATAGTGCTTTTAATTGAAGCTTGGCGTTTTCTGCATCACGTTGAACGAAGCCACTGTTAATAGAATCAATTAATGCGTTAGTTTTGAAATCTAAAACATAGACCGTAGGTGAATATGTACTGATTACAAAAACTTCCTGACCGTCTTCATACTCATCAATAGTTAATGGCTTTGTGAATGTAATGCCAGCCAGTTCAATAGTTTCGATTTTGATGCAGAATTCAAAACCCGGTTTGCCAAAAACAGAAGCGGGGAATTGATCTAAGTCAGAAAAGTCCAACATGTCTCCAATAGGACGACAAAGAACAGTTTTACCTTTTTGAAGAGCTGCAAATGCTTCAGCTGCAGTGATTAGATTATTCATGCTGTCATCCCCGTTTTAGCTAATGTTTCAATGTCTTGTTTAACTGCCTTAAGTTTTGCTGCTTCAATTTGAATAAGGGCATCGATACCTAAGTGCTCACATACTGTTTTTACGTCTAGGCCACGTTCAGCAATAAAGTTTTGAAGTTCATCTCTTTGTTGATCTGAGATACCGTTAAATTCAGGTGGACTAATCCAAGTGCCACGTTGCTTATCAAACGTGCAATTCAATGCTTTAGCCCTCATTAACATTGCTTGGCGCATGTTCTGGTAATACATATGTTCTTTATCAAGCGACTCAGTTAATTGATTAAGGTCACCTGCATGCTCTGCTTCCTCACAGCTTTGTTTCCAGTTTTCTAGCTCTTCTTGGGCTTTAGCTGCTGCAAGTTGTGCAGGCGTTAAGGTGTTAATGTGATCTTTAGCTTGAGTAATCAGGTCAGCCAAGAAAGTTGGATGTGTTTTGAGATCTGGTACCCACACTTCACCAGTTTCACCGCCTAGTGCACCTGAGTTTTTCGCATGATGTGTAGGTGAGGGTTTGAAATTAATAACGCGGGCATTTTTACCTTCACCTGTGGTAACAGTTGTTAGATAACCCATGACATCTGCTATACGGTAAAGTTCGTTACGGTTTTTACCACCTAGATCTGGTCGGTAAATAATTTGATCACCGTTTTGATCTTCTGATGCGTGTGCAATGAAAACAACATCTTTACCTAAACTGATCAAAGTATTGATGTATTGCTTGAACGTTTGGTTCGCTAAACCTTGAGCCTTTAACTTTAAAGAACCATCTTTTTGACGGTTATTTGCCGTAAGTAACAGGTGGGTTTTAATGCATTCAAGCATTGCACCCACGGTATCAATGACTACGGTTTTATATGGTGCTAAGTCCTGCGGAGTAAGGTTTGCAACATCACTCCATTGATGAACCTGTACAACTGCACCACGACGTAATTCACCAGTACGGTGAGCACCACGGTCAAAGTCAAAAGAAATTGCTTTTTCCGCAGTAAAGCCCATCGATGATTTACCTAAACCCGGATCAGCGTATAGGTACACAATAATTGCTTGAACCAATAAAGTTTGGTCAGCAGTAATAATCGGTAACGCCATTTTTCTTATCCTCATCTAGAGCCGGTGAAGCCGCGCTTAGTTTTATAAGCTTTGCGGTCATAAGTAGGGATGTTTGTTTCACGCAGTTTTATAGCGAGCTGCTTTCTGCGTTGGAAATCAATTTCTTGTGTGAGTTCATTCCAAACTTTTGGATAGTCAGTTTGGAACCTGAACACATTTAAAGGTGTCTTAAATCCGTCTTTAACTTTGTAAAGAACTGAGCCATTAGCATTAGATGCGTACACTTGCCAGCCAATACGAACTGAATACAGCCCTTTATCATCACGGCCTAAAAATGACATGTAGCCGTCGGGGTGCTTTTTGAAATTAGACATGTTCAGCCTCCTTACATTCGCATGTACCAACAAAGGCATACGTAAGCGGGCTAGGAGCATCAACAGGTGAAACGTCCTTAATATTTAAAGGAATAATTTCTTTGCGATATTTAACTAAAACCACATCACCTTCACGGCAATTGACAATTCCTTCTCTTGAAGAAAAACGTGCAGATTTAGAAGATTGGGTTACTCTGCAAAATGAAACCTCATCACCAGCTTTGATTTTTGAACGGTCAACAGGAATCATCTTCTTGCAAGTAGGGCAGTTATAATCTTTCATTAGGCTGCCTCCAACCATTTATTACGGTCGATATAGCCCGCTAATAAAATATTTATGTTTTTATGGTCGTCATGATTGGTGAAATCATTCCAAGGTTTGCCGCTTAAGTCAGTTACTGACTCAATAGCAAGGTTAGTAATTTCAGCCGCTGTAAAATCAGATCCAGCTACACCATAGCTATCAGCTACACCGTCAAAATCGAAGCTCACGTTTAATTTGAAGCCGTCAATGCGGATAACTGCTTCACCAGATTTTTCTCCAGTTTTCTTAACAGCCAGAAGTTCATATTCAGAAGCAACGACTTGCTCGCTTTCATATGAGTAATTAGAAGGGACGCTAGAATTAGCAGTTCGATATTCACAAGAACTCAAGGCTACAAGTACAGCAATTGCTGTAACTCCAGTTACCTTGTGCTTGTTTGAAAAGGTTTTTACGTTCATAATTGATCTCGCAGTTTGCAAAAGCACATCGGACCTGGGGAGGGGCGGTGTGCTTTTTTGTTGTCTGTGAGATAAATATTAGGTAAACCTAATTATTAAGTCAATAGGTATTCCTAATAAAATTAGAAATACCTAATTTTTGTGCTTTAATAGACAAAAGAAAACCCACCGTGGTGGTGGGTTCGAAGGGGGGATTAGTTGTAATTTTGAGGAAGTTCCCATAATGCTTCTGTCTTTAGACGCAATTTTTTTTGATTTTCCTTGAGACTATTCTCAATTTCCTTTATTAGTTTATGTTGTTTTACTATTTGATCTTTAACCTCTTCAGGAGGATTCGGGATCTCAATATTCAAAAACATTTCATCAGGAATACTGCGTCGTCTCTCTACACTGCCTTGCATTTTACTTTTGTATATTTTTCTTAGAGAATTAGATCTCAAAATCAAATCCAAATATTCTACATTAACTTCTCGTTTTAATCTAAAGATTTTGTATGCTGGGCTTACGGCAGCAGCATCGTAATATTTTTGAAATCCTAGAACACCTTCATCTATAGGGAACCCCATTACAAGTTCATTTTTAAAAACCTTTTTATACCCAGAAATATCAGAACTTGCGACTCGTTTTTTAAATTTCTCATGTTGATCAATTAAGCCATGTTCCATAGTGATACTCATAATAGGTATATTTGTATCCTCTCCCACTTTGACTTTGCCAGACAAGGATAGGAGTTCTTTTAGTTTTATAGTTGGGAATTTTGATTTTATATGTGAATTACTATAGTGAGCATAATTATAAATATAATCATTGCTTCTGATTAATTCTGGATTAACTTTTAAGAAACCTAATTCATTATAATATTTATCAAAGTCGCTCTTATTTAAATCAGCAAAATCTAAATTTTTTAAATCATTTTCGTCAATTTTTCTACGGAAAGAATCTAAACTTAGGCCATCATTTGTCACATTGTAGTAAAAAACGTCAGAATTTGTTCTACCATTATGACAGTTGGTAAAGTAGAGTATATTGGTTTTAACTTTTGCATATGGCAGAAAAACTTCTTTTGGAAGTGAAACTACTGCTTTTAGTTGGGCGTTTTCAAATAAATACTTCCTTACTGGAGCTAAAGCGGCTTTAAAAAGAAAGCCTTCAGGTACTACTAATGCCATTCGCCCTCCTTTTTTTGTTGCTTTAAAGCAATGTAGAACACATACTCCATCACCATCGTTTTTAGCTAACTTATTCTCATATAAGTGAGAATAAGAAGTTTTTTGAGAAAATGGCATGTTGGTTATAACCACATCATATTCAGATTCAATAGGGTTTTGAAGTGTGTCTATCTGGCAAATTCCACTATGCCCATCCCCATGCAGAATCATATTCATTTTTGCGAGTTTTGCATTTGAGGTAATTTCTCTTCCAAAAATAGTATTATGTTTAAGCTTGATTTCTTCACTACTATTGTTTGCAATTAAAGTGTTATCTTTTATATGATCAAATGCCTCTGTTAAAAAACCACCTGTCCCACAAAAAGGGTCATAGATCTTTTCACCATATTTAGGGTTGACTAAGTTAACAATGGTTTTAGTTATGTGACGTGGAGTAAAATATTCTCCTAAGTCATTATTAGTTGCTGTAGCTTGCTGTAAGAAATACTCAAAAGCATCTCCTTTAATATCGGTATCTATTGATGAGAGTTTTAACTTATCCAACTCTTTGATCATCTCTTTAACAGCAACAGGGTTGGTTAGCTGTAAATTTGTAAAAACAGAAGCACCATATTGTCTATCAATATCTTGTAGTATGTTATTAGTTGTATTAATTAGCAAATCATTATCGAGACTTTTGAGAGAATTCCAAATACCTGTATTAGCATTCTCTGTATACAATTTTAAAAAAAGAATGTTTGCAAATTCTGAAAGCCTTTCTATACCAGCTCTTAAACCTTCACCTCTTAGTGAGTTATTTAACTTCTTGAAAACATTAATTAACTCTTTGCGAGAGACTAAAATTTCTTTAGGTGTAATATAAATACCATTTGTTTCCTGCAATATGAACTCTTTAGCTTCATTTACTCTTATTAATTCATTAACCTCATTTTCATCAATAAATAATGGTTTTTGGGTATACAAATGCCGTGTTTCGCAGAAACCATTATTCATTGCAAATATCAAAGGTGCATCAAGCATTTCAGCATATTCGGTTGCCTGATCCAGTGCTTTTGTTAAGCTTTTTCCACCTGATTTCGTTTCAATTACACCGATTGGCCGCTTATTTTGTGAATCGAAAAGAACATAATCGGGTCTTTTTTTACTTTTCTTGAGAAACTCATTATTAACAATTCTTAAGATATCTGATTCAAAAAAGACATTTTTGTTTGGATCTTGAATGTCCAAGATCCAGCCCTTGTTAATCAAATTATTGTTAACAATAAAACGTGTATCTTGCTCAATATTAGACATATTGCATAATCCCAATATCTACTATAAAAACTATTGGCAATCTACACATTACACACTAAAACATCAATAAATATTACTATCTAATAAGTGATATACCCCACATTTAAAAGACTGTGTCGGGTTCACAACTTATTAATCTTTGGTGTTGTTAATTTTCTGCCCAAGCTTTCCTTCTTTTACCAACTGCACGACCTGCTCATTAGTAAGCACAGGAATAAAGACCTTGTCGCCAATATCTTTAGAAAGAATCTTTACTTCTTCGGCTGTTAGCACCAAAGCTTCACCATGTTTCGCAGCATCATTGATGCGAGCAATAATCTGGTTGATTGGTCGTTTTGAATTGTCCATAAGTCTTCCTGTGATTAATGCGAATAAGGATGTTCTTGTCTGTGCTGACTTGGCGGCACGATATCTGTAATAGCGGTAATACTTTCAACTTCGTCCATTTCAAAGAAAAATCGCTCACCACCATTCACAGAAAGCAAACTTAAAACCCCACCATTGATGCCGACAAATTCTTTAATTGTGCATCTTCCATCCTTCAAGCACACCTGAACAAACTCATTCGGCACAAGCTCTGCATCAGGGTCGCATACAACATACCAGCCATTACGAATTGCTGGAAACATTGAGTCGCCAGTGCCTTTAATGCCATAGGCTCTTGGTCCTGCTGAGTGAGTTGGAACATACCCATCTCCAGCATTGCCTTCATAACCCATATCTGTGAAATAGCCATCCATGCCCATCTTGGAGTAAGCCTTAACAGGAACCCAACGCTTAGATGATGGGATAAACGGTTTTTCGATAATTGTTGAAAATAAAAGAGCTTCATCACTATCACTAATGTTGTATTTCTTTTTGAACTCTTCGATATCCAGTTGTTTAAATTTATCTCTCGTGCTTGATTGAATCTCTCCCGTGCCAGATGCAAGCCATGAAGGATTAACATTCAAAAATTTTGAGGCACGTAATAAATTTTCACCTTCCATTGTTTTGGATTTTCCAGACAGCCAATCACTCACAGAAGGAGGTTTAACTCCTACTGCACGAGCAAGCTCAACACCTTTAATCTTTTTAGGTGGCAAAACTTCCATGGCATACCTAAGTCGTTCAGCAAGAGTATTCATACAACTATCCTCAGAATGTTAGGAAATCCTAACATAAATAAAATTAGGTATTCCTATTGATTTAATATAAGGAATGCCTAATAATTAAAGAAAAATTAGGAGCACGTTATGAATGACGCACAACTTATAGACAAGCTAGGTGGTGTCACAGCGGTAGCAAGACTTCTGGGGATTGCTCCGTCATCAGTTAGTGGATGGAAAGCTATCCCCCTTGATAGAAAAATCAGGCTAGCAGTTATTGCTGAAGATCTTGGTTTAACAACGCGAAAAGAGCTTTTCCCTGATAACTATCAAGATATTTGGATTGAACTTCGTCCCCAGACGACAAAAAGCAAAAACCTTGGATCATTAACCGCTTAGGAACTAAACCATGAGCAAAGTATTAAATGAATTGCCTGCAAGCGCTAGCAATAACGAATCGCTCATATTGCAAGCACTTAACGCTAGCAATCAAAGACAAGTAGCAGAGATGATAAATGTCGATGCAAGCATCCTTTCACGGATGAAAACAGAAAAGAAATCAAATGGATGGACTGAGATTGAGTTTATTAGCTTTTTGTTGACAGCCATTGGTTTGAAGGTTGTGCAAGAAAGTGATGTGTATTGCTCACCTGAAATTGCAGAAGCAACGCGAGTTTATTTAGCACATGCATTCACTTCACCTGAATACATGCGGATTTTATTCAAATAAAAAACCACTCCCTGCGCCAACAGGAAATGGTCTATGGCTGTTCAAACCCTTGGAAGAATGAACGTGAGTAATTTAGCAAATCATCCCTGCTCAGGCAAATGCACTGATTTTAAAGAAGAACAGTGCTCAACTTGTCTTATAAATCAAGATGCCCCGCATCAAATCGTAAACACTCAAACCGATGAAGAGAAATTTCTAGATCGTGCATTCAATGCACAAAAGGAGATTTCATGACTTCAGAAAAAAAGGTTTGGCCGTTAGGAACCAATCACACTGATTCTGAGGGAACGCCGTGGAAGCGTGACGAGCAGAACAATTGGTGGTTTTGGCAAGAAAACTTTGGCTGGTCACGCTACGTAGGTCCAGTTAACCAAGCTTTCTTAGATTTACGATTTGAGGTAGGGACTGAACAATGATTTTTGAATTAATAAATCCTAGTGATAAATGTACATTTGAAGCGCCAAATTTAAAAATTGCAGCTTTAGTTACGTGTGTACTTGGAAACGGTCAATACTCTGCAAAAGGAATTGAAAACGACCTTGATGTTCCATTCTTTATTTTTGGTGGGCATGACGAATGGTTTGTTTCTAATTTTGGGTTGAATTTTAAAGAAACTTATATTCAAGTTCGAAATGAAGAAAAGTTTGACCTGGTAAATAGCTTTAACAGTGTTTTGTTAGGTTCTTATCTTGACCGTACTGCTTTCTATAAAGCTTATGACTTAATTCAAGATCCAGCTGAGAAAAATAAATGGCGTGAACAATGGTTAGATGAACGCCGCTCGTCTTTAAATAATATCTGTAAACGTGCATGGAATTTTGCTGAACAAGTGAGCTTGTATAAACCAGCTCAGGAAGGTACAGCATGACAGTACGTCCAATTTTATTTAATTCAGAAATGGTTAGGGCCATTTTAAGTGGCAACAAAACTCAAACTCGTCGAGTTATTAAGCCACAACCTACACTTAGTCAATCTTCTGGTTTTAATTGGAAAGGTCACTCTTACGGTATTAATTCTACATATAAAGGTACGATTAAAAATTTTGTAGATAGCAATCAAGTATGTCCCTTCGGAAAGGTAGGTGATCAACTTTTTGTACAAGAAACTTACGGCACCAAAATTAGAAGTTTAGGTGGAACTCCTCATGAGTCATTTGTCTACAAAGCAGATAACCCAAATGAAATTGCTTATTACGACTGTAAGGGAAAGGGGTATCCAGTTAGATGGAAGCCATCTTCTCGTATGCCTCGTAAAGCATCACGTATTTTGCTTGAAATAGTTGATATCCGTGTTGAGCGTTTACATGAAATTAGTGATGTAGATGCTAAGGCTGAAGGTTTTGATAAACCTAAAACTGATTCAACTATGCAAAGCAATAATTCTCATAACCCAGTTCTTAACTTTCAAAAACATTGGGAAGCAATAAAAGGTAAAGAATCTTGGAATGAAAACCCTTGGGTTTGGTGTATTTCTTTTCGGAGGATTGATCAATGAAAAGATGTCCATCGTTTAACAGTTACTCAGTCACTGCAGATGGGAAAGTTTTTACACACCGTCGCAAGGGTAGGTTAGCCAAAGGGCTAAATAGAGTTGATTTTTCATACTCAAAAGAACTATCGCAATTTACCACTTCAAAAGGATATCGCACCGTTTCTGTATATATCGGTAATGGCAAATCAAGACCAATTGGTGTTCATCAACTTGTTGCAGATGCATTTATTGGGCCTGTTCCAGAAAATCAAGAAGTACGCCATCTAAATGGGATTCCATCCGATAATCGTTACGAAAATCTAGCTTATGGCACAAAACAAGATAATGCAAATGATAGGGTTCAGCATGGTGGATATAAGCAGGGGGCATCACATATAAATGCAAAACTTAATCAAGGGCAAGTAGAGAGCGTTAGGAAAAAACGTGCATCAGGCTCAAAAGTTAAAGATTTGGCAAAAGAATTTGCTGTAAGTACTAGCACTATTGAGTCGGTCCTCTATGGCAAGTCTTATAAAGTTAACCAAGGTGGCGCCTCATGAGCCAGATTGTATATAGAGAAGACAATTTCATTGGGGAACTTTTAATGGAAAAGTTCGTCTTTAAAAAAATAGGTGAATATAAGTCAGACTGGGCTTTAGCTTATGTTGATCCAAATAATTTATATAGTGCTGGCGGTGGACGTCTAACAGTCGTATTAAGTAGTTTTACCGGTTCCGCTTTCTTTTCTCATGTTGGTCAACCAACTTTTAAAGAGTTCATTGCCCAATGCTATGCTCCTTATTTACTTAATAAACTTTTTCCTAAAATTGAAAAGTGGGTAGATGTTGAGGATGGTAATGAAGTTATTGAATATATAGCTATCAATAAGCTATCTGAATTAAAAGATGGTCGATCAAGTGGCGCAATTTCCAAAAGAGATCTTAGAAATTTTTATGAACACCTTAAAGAAATTGAATTCGAATGTTTTTCAAATTTCTTTGACCAGCTCACTTTTAAAGACCGATCAATCATGTGTGAACTATTTGGTGAAGACTGGCTTTGGGAAAGTGGGCCATCCAAATTAAATCCTGATTACGTATACCTCGAAAAAATGCTGGTAGATGTGATTTCTGAATTTAAGAAATTAATTGGATTGGATGGGTGAGCGATATGAAAAATAAACTCATCGTTGACCGCAACCAAGCTAAAAATATCCGCGATAGGGAATTATGCGAAATAGCGGTAAATATGCGAATTAAGGAAGGGGAAAACAATCAATTTCGTGCGAGAAAAAAATTTCTCAATCAAGTTTTTTGGGTAGCTGAACCCCTTTGTAGCATTAAATGTGGACCTGAAAAATTCTACGGTCATTTTTCCTGTGATCCGATTCCTGAAGGTTGGAGCCGTTATACACTTGATAGACCAGGAAGTAGGGTTAATTTTGGTGAACATCGCTTTTTAGTTGAGTGCACTGAAGTTAAGACATTTAAATATTCTGCAGGTCAATTATTCACTGTTTTACTAACGCTTAAAAAAGTTAATGGTGGTGCATTATGAATATGTGCCTCAACCTTAACTTATTACCTCATGAATTGATTGTTGATAATTTTGCAGGTGGGGGGGGAACATCTACTGGCTTAGAAAAAGCCTTTGGCCGTCCCGTTGATATTGCTATTAACCACGATCCTAAAGCAATTGCAATGCATCGTGCTAATCATCCAAATACTCGTCATTTTTGTGAGGATGTTTGGGATGTTGACCCTGTAAAAGTTACTAACAATCAGCCTGTAGGACTGGTTTGGCTTAGTCCAGATTGCAAACACTTTTCTAAAGCAAAAGGTGGAAAACCGGTTGAAAAGAAAATACGTGGTTTAGCTTGGATTGCTCTTAGATGGGCTGACTTTACACGACCACGTATAATCATGCTCGAGAACGTTGAAGAGTTCAAAACTTGGGGCAGACTAGGAAAAGATGGATTCCCGAGTAAAAAGCACAAAGGTGAAACATTCAGGTGCTTTGTTAATGCATTACGTCATCAAGGTTATAAAGTTGAATGGCGAGTAATGAGTGCTCGGGATTACGGATCTCCAACTCTAAGAAGACGGTTTTTTCTAGTTGCTCGCCGTGACAACTTTCCTATAGTTTGGCCCAAGCCTACGCATGCTGCACCAGATAGCAAAGCAGTTAAAACTGGGAAATTAAAACCATGGCGAATCACTGCAGAATGCATAGATTGGTCAATTCCTTGCCCAAGTATTTTTACTCGTAAGAAACCTCTAGTTGAGGCAACTTGTCGCCGTATAGCAAATGGTTTAGTCCGTTATGTGATCAATAATCCAGAACCATTTATTGTTCCAATGGATAAGGTTAAAAGCGTTGCCCCAGTACTTACTGAGTGTGCAAATGCATCTAGCCCAAGATGTATGCCTATTGATGAACCTTTACGCACAATTTGCGCAGGGGTGAAAGGTGGGCATCATGCGTTAGTTACTGCGTTCATTGCTAAGCATTATACGGGTGTAGTTGGTAGTGATATTCGTGAACCACTTCATACGATTACTGCAAAAGATCATAACAGTTTAGTCGTCAGCAACCTGGTGAAACTGCGTAATAACAACATTGGTCAACCAGTAGATGAACCATTACACACCATTACTACAAGTGCGGGTCATTTTGCATTGGTACAAGCATTTTTAACTGCCTTCTACGGTAGTGAGAAAGACGGAAATAGCATTCATGAGCCACTTCGTACGATACCAACACGTGATCGTTTTGGCCTTGTAATGGTTAAAGGTGAGCTGCACCAAATTGTTGATATTGGCTTCCGTATGCTTCAGCCAAGAGAACTATTCACTGCACAAGGTTTTGAACCTACTTACATCATTGATCATGGGATCGATGAACATGGAAACACTATCAAATTAACTAAGACAGAACAGGGAAGAATGGTAGGTAATTCTGTACCTCCTCAATTCTCTGAAGCTTTAGTACGTGCAAATTTTGCACATGAACACTTATATGAGGCAGCTTAAGAAATGGCAAGATCTAGAAATATTAAGCCCTCATTCTTTATGAATGAAGACATTATTGAATTACCTTATGAAGCACGATTGCTATTTATAGGGCTTTGGACTTTAGCAGATCGCGAAGGCCGACTCGAAAATCGACCTAAGAAAATCAAAATGTCTTTATTTCCTGCAGACGATATAAACGTTGCAGAACAGTTAGAGAACATTTCTAAGTTTGGTTTTATCGAGTTATATAACGCTGATGGTATTGATGTTATCCATATCGTTAACTTTGTTAAACATCAAAACCCACATGGTCTTGAGAAAGATAGTGAGCTACCTGACAGAAATGGCATCTACACTGTCTATCAACGTAATCCAAAAAACAAAACAATTGTTGGAAAGGCAATTCAGCTAAATAAAGCTGATCTAAAGCATTTTTACGATAAAACAGGTCCATTTGCCCCTCAAAATACTGGTTCTGCTGTTGAAAACAGTTATCAAGAAAGCGAATCGAATCAAGCAAACAGTAGTGGAAACACACAAGAACAGTTAGATAACGGTTCTAAAACTGTTTCTATCTCAGACCAAAACGCCCTGATTCCTGATTCCTTTAATCTGAATCCTGATTCCCTTAATCTGAATCCTGATTCACTGAATCCAGAAGGGAATAACAACTCCGCCGTTGGCGAAGTTGATTCATCGACTCAAGCAAAATTTAGTTTCAAGAGTGCTTTGAAAAAAAATGGTGTACCTGAGAAAGACGCTGCTGAGTTCTTACAAGTTCGTAAAGCCAAGAAAGCTCAAAACACCGAAAACGCTTTTGACGCACTTTTGAATGAAGCCCAAAAAGCAGGAATTACACTTCAGCAAGCCGTCGAATATTGCTTGAAAAGACAAAATCCTTGGGGTGCCTTCAAAGCATCTTGGTACCTAAACGAAAAACCCGAAATGACTACCGGTCAACAGTCAAACCATCAATCGTTACCACGCAATGTAAATGATCAATGGGGCGCGCCAAAGAAATATGAACCGGTTGCTCACACAGCTGTGAAGGGTGAGTTGATATGAACGCAGTGCCTCAAAAATTGGAATATAAAATTTCCCATACAAACCAGATCTGTAAGATCCACAAAGAACAAATGATCAATGTACATGGTCGAATCGTTTGTCAGTCTTGTGTTGAAAAAATCATGAAGCAGTCAAATGAAAAATATGAAAGCGATAAGAATATTCGTATTTTAAATTTGAAAATGGCTCGAGCTGGTATCCCTAAAAGACATGTAAATAGCGGCTTTAGCAACTATGCAGTAACTCACAAAGGACAAGACAAAGCTCGTAAAACTTGTGAAAAGTTCACTATGGATTTCAATGCAGGTGTTTTTAGAAATTTACTCCTTGTTGGTCGTACTGGAACAGGTAAAACCCATCTAGGTTCATCTATTCTGAAAAATATCATCATTAAAAACTGGGAGGCTATTTACATTACGTCTGCAGACTTAGCTGAAGATATTGCGGGTGCCTATCGCCGTAGCGGTGATAGCGAAGATGAAGCACTAAAACGTTATGTGGGCAAAGATTTATTAATTATTGACGAATATGGCTTACATGACCGTGCTGAAAAACGTCCTCACCTGCTTGAGAGTGTTCATAAGGTTCTACTTACTCGTTATGACGAGATGAAGCCAACAGTAGTGATTTCAAACCTAAGCCTTTCTGAGGTTCGCGATGATCTTGGGGACCGACTTTGGTCAAGATTTCAACATGATGGCTTAGATATTGTTGAATGTGATTGGGATGATGCTCGTATTGGTGGAGGTAAAGCACAGTGAACGCATTTGTTGATATGAAAAAATCGGAATACGCATTAGTTGCTTACTCAAACGTTGCAGCTAAATCAAAAGAGCGTAAAGCTTTAGAAAAAGCAGTGAAAAAATGGTTGAAACATCCAGGTAATAAAATTCAACCAGTTCAATCTAAGCAGTCAGAATCTATGGCTCATGGAAATCAGCGAGCTTATAAACGCATGGGTTGCCGCTGTGAAGTTTGTGTTACTTGGGCCATTTCATCAGGTTTTGTAAAAACGAAGCCGAAGTCTGAAATAAAACGTGGTCCAGATGAGCGTCAATTGCGTATACAGGCACAAAAAGAGGGTTTAGATAGGTTTGCTCAGGTATTTAAAGAAGATTGGCAATTACTAGCATTTGAGATCGGTTATGCAATTACAGCATTTCAACTTGAAAGGGTTTATCAAGGTAAGTCTGAAATTGATCAATATTTCACATGGAAGTATGTGAAAAAAGTTGCTGATCAATTAGTTGCTGAAAAGTTAAAAGTTAATGGGGGAATGTGAATATGAAATCTAATTCAACCAGCAGAAAACGCTCAAAAAAATACAATCCAAACAAGCTAACACCAGCGCAAGTTCAAGCTAAACAGAGAATGGCTGAATTGCGTAGAGAAGCTGCTCAAGAATATGAATTCAGCATGAGTTTTGTTTCGATTGATATTCGAGATTTTCTTGAAAAGAAAAAGATTGAAGAGGCAGAGTTACTCGAGCGTTTCCCTAATCGTTTAACCATTCCATATCACTTCAGTATCGCTGCTTATGATTATCAAGATTTGGCAATTGTCCAAGTTCTTGAACATGTTGAAGAGTGTGATCAATGGAATGTTGAGCTCACTATTACCATGTCAGATAGAACAGATGAATATGAAGGACAACTTAAAGTAATCCAGCCATTTACTGCACCGAAAATGAATTATTTCGAGTTTTCAGAAGGAAAAGAAGATTGTTATGTTGATTTGGGTGAAGGGTTACGTAGAAAAGGCTGGAAAGGTTTAAATGCAGAAATATTAAGGGCTTTAGAGCAGAACAAAAATATCCCAGACGGTTTTGGGATTGATTTGATAGAGGTAAAACTAAGTACTTCATCAAAATTTAAAAGTGTTTCTGCATATAGAGAATTCTTAAGTGTTGCTGAATGGGTAAACAGAGGCGTAGCTGAGGAGAAATTACGCCAGCTTTGGATTGCCGATCAAATTATTGGTAACGGTAAATCTATTGGTTTTGGGGACGTAGCATGATCAGAAGACTTAAACAACGTCAGCGCCAACAACGAAGTATTTTTGCGATGTTACAAAGCAACTCTATGGAGACAAGTACTTTTAAAAGTTCGGAAGTTGTTCCTAAAGAACAACAAGCACAATCTGCAAAACCTAGATATATCTTCACTGACCTAGGGAAAGAGAAGCTTTGCAAACATTGTCAAGAATATTGGCCCGTTGATTCTGAATTTTGGTTCATGGTTAAAGCAAAGCTTAAAAATGGATCAGTTGTACATCGACCAGATTCAGCTTGTAAAGGATGTTATGACAATACCTATCGACCGGATTTATCTAAGGGTAAATATCAAAAACGCTCAAGTCATGAAAAGGGAGCTGCAGCATGAATCGTTTTCAAGATAAGCAGTTAATTCAAATTGATGAAGAGCAACAAGTTATTAAGTTCACTCGAAAACGTGAATTAATTGAATGTGATCATAAACATATTCAAATTTCGGAAGAAGAGAGCGAAGTCCTTTGCATTGACTGCAAAACAAAATTAAACCCTGTTCATTGGATAGCTAAATACCTAAGACAACTAAACCAAGTTACAGATCGTAATAACAGAATGTTAGCTGAGGTAAGAGTAATTCAGTCAAAGCTTGAAAAGAAAAACAAGTTTATGTGTACCAGCTGTCATGAAGTGAATGAAATTGACTTTAAAAAATTGCCTTCTCAGGCGGCTATTACACGTGGAATGTCTGTCATCGAACAAGAATTTGACGGAATGAAAGTGGAGTTTGACCAATGAAATACAAAATCGGTGATCGAGTTTATTGGCTAAACACCAAAATGAAATTAACCATTTCCCGAATACATCCTTTCATTGAAAAGTACTCATGTGTTTGTGATGAAGGTCATAAATGGAATTGGTTTTATGCAGATGAACTGAAGCCAATTGTGAGGATTGGCAAATGAGTGCAACTAAATTAATTCAAAAAGTCGGACTTGGATGTGCAAAAGCTCAAGTTGGTCTCATTTTAGAGCTTAGCCAAAAGCATGAAATGGATTTACAAAATGTTGAAACTTTTGGAATTTGTGTGGATGTTTTTGAGCTTAAACAGTTCGTTGAGTCACTGGAAATCATTAATGATTTAGATGGTATTAAAGGTGCTAAAGACACATTGTATACGTTGGTCCAGCTGGGCTGGGATGAGTTTGAGCATCGTTATATAGATAACTGGTTTTGTACAAAAATACGATTAGAGCAAGCTATTGCTGATTGTGAATCAATATACAGAAGCGGTGAATCTCATGCCAACTAGATATAACACAGGCGAGTATAGCTACGATCTTGAATATCACTATGGAGATATGTCAGCAAGCATGGAGATGCTTAGAGCACGTTTAATTGAATTGTTGACTCCTCATCTGTCTGGCCGTTATGTGAAATGGAGAGAAGCATATTTCAAATGGTTTACAAAGTGCGGCGGGGATTCGGGGTGGATGTTTTGTGTAGGTCCACACGAATTTCATATTGATGGGGCGTTAAGGCGCTATTACTCAGGTTCTATTGATATTACCTACAACCATAAAGATCGATATTTCTTGGTGGGTGAGAAAAAGAAAGTCAAATGTAAGGCTTGTAAGGGGTTTGGCTTCATTCGAGATGATGGATGGGGGCACATAGATAAATGCGACATATGTGATTCAGACAAAGGAGCCCACCATGAGTGAGTTTAAAGTCGGGGATAAAATTACAACTCTCGCATGTAGAGATATTTTGACAGTTACTGCAATTGGCAGTGGTCACTTTCTTAAGGCTAAGGGCTTTAATTGCCATGGTATGAAGGATGGAGAGTGCAGTGTCCTTGATTTTCAAGTAAAGCATGCCACCACTAAAGAACTAATAGTGGGTCACCGTATTGATTGCCAATCAAAGGATGTTTGAGATGAGCGAAGGATATAAGACACTGCCAGAGGTCATTGAGGTTCTGGAATGTAGAAAGAAAAGAGATCTCAGTATATTTGAACATGGGTTCTTGCATGGCTGTGATTATGCGTATGAGCACCAGCAAGAGAATGTGGAGGATGCAAACGCGAAAGCGCAAATGTGCCGAGACGAAAAGAATCATGCAATTAATCGATGGTCAGCAGTTTGTAATGAACGTGACGAGCTGCAAAAGCGGATAAACAAAGCTAAAGAAATTGCAGATGAATTAATGCAAAGCATTGAAAATTACAAATTGGGTGAGTTGTTGGAGAAAATACTTAAAGGTGATTTAGATGAAGTCAGTAAATCTTAAATTTCAACGAGGTGATAGAGTTTATGTGGATTTCAAATCATCTAACAGGATGGAAACTGATGGAACTCATATTTTTGGTGAAGGCCAGATTGATAGGGTAGATGAAGATAATGATTTTCTAATTGGAAGGCTGGACAAGGGGGGATATTTTGGTTGTCCATCTTCAGATGTAAAACCAATTAATGAGCCTTGTATACATGGGTACGATGTTGCTTGCTTATTATGTGGTTTTGGACAATCTGAAACGAATGGTGTAAGGATCTGGCATACCCAACGATAGTATGTAAGATATAGTTTTTAAAGGTATAAAAGATTAAGCTCATCAATAGATGGGCTTTTTTATAACAGTGAATTAAATGACTTTAGAAATATGTAAGCTTTGCGGAGAAGAAAAAGAGCTACAACGCTCTCATGTAATCGGTAAAGCTGTTTTTAGTAAAATTTTAAGAGAAGATGCTGTTGGGTACGCAATCAATATCTCAATAGGAAACAATCGTATTAGGAAAAGTTCTGATACATGGGATACGAAATTATTATGTCGCGATTGTGAACAGTTATTTAATCGAAAATTTGAAGACTATTCCTATCATGTTTTAAGAAAAGAACAAAAAGATATAATAACTAAGGAAGGACCGCACGGTATTTATTTCAGTAAAATAAACACTTATAGAGTCATTCTCTATTTATTATCAATCTATTGGCGAGCGGGATATTCAACCCATTCAGCTTATTCAAATGTTGTAATCAATGAAGGTATAAGTAGTCACTTAAAAGAAGTGTTCAAGGATGAGGCTAACTTAAACATGAGAGCCTTCAGTGTTAGAGTTAGATTGTTAAAAGACGAATCTGGTGGTTTTGCTCCAGAAAGTTTAAAGCGAATAATTATAAATCCATATAATAGAATTAAAGATAAAGGTTTTGTTTTATGCATGATTTTCGAAGGATATTTTTTTGAACTATTTTTTAATGCTAGTACTTTTAAGGAAAGACTAGCACCGGGTTTTTTAAATAGAGCTAGAGATTCATTTTTTGTACCCTATGTAGATTTATTTGATATTCCACAAGCTGTACAAGCATTAGCTAAGGGCCTTAAAATTCATGATGAAACACCAGATGAAGAAAAAATTAAAATATAAGCAGCAATTGGGGTGTAGGATAGAGTCGTAACTTAAATTGGACTTCTAATGAAAATTTGTATAGGTGGTGATCTCAACGGTCAGGTTGTTGAGAAAGATGTTTATTCATTTAAAGCTGCTGAAATTGATCCAGATATGAAGTCAGAGTATTTCATTCAGAGTTATATTCTTGGAGATAAGCGATTAAGGTTTTGGATTTGTTGTGATATTGATTTTCATGAAGCCACCCTAATTGTTGAAAAAATGATGAGAACAGAACATTAAAATGTATATTGAATAAATTCGATATATATTTTATATTATGTGCACTGTTTATCGTTAAATGCCTTTATTGGTTTTATAGTCCGTACTTTCCCCAAGGTGCGGACTTTTTTTATTCCTATCAAAAATAATGGAATGGAACTAGGGTCCTTTTAAATAAATCTTACGGTCAATAATTCTGGAACTAAGTGTTTTTAAGGATTATGTCATGCAAGAAGAGCTTCAAGTTTATGTAAATCTTACTTGCTTGATTTGAGGTCGTTATGATTAAAAAAAGTAACCGCCGTCAGTGGAGCGAGTTTTTCTCCAATAATAAAAGACAGGAATTCTTTAAGGATTTCAGTGTTTCATCAGGTAATAACAAAGTTAAAAAGCATAAAGCTAGCTCAAATAAACATGTGTTTTTCCCGTGCCATGTAGAAAAAGAAAATGATGGTGAAAATAGTGTGTATAGGGGAAGTACAGGTGGTGTTATCATTTTTGGTAAGCAATACATCACAATCAAATTGCCTTATGGATTAAGCGCTAACGAGATTTGGCGGGCTACAATTGATCAGAACGGAAAGCAAAGAAATAGTCTTTCAGTAGGTGCTAAAAAGTATAAGGACAAGGTTCAAAAACAATATGGACCTATGTTTAGAGCACTTAAGTTAAAAGCTATCGATCAACTTTGTGAAATACGGTTAATTGTTCAGCCACCACTTAAAACTCGTTCTTACAGCGCTAAAACTTATCCACGATTTGATATTGATAACTATCCAAAACTACTAATTGATAGTGTCAAAGGTGATGGCTTGTTATTCAAAGACGACAATATTTTCATAAGTGAACAAATTAAGCTGGCAGAACCATGTGAAGAGGGTTGTGTCTGGCTTTCGTGCGTTTTTACTGATGAAACTGATTGGTTGTCAAAAACTGTAGATTTTGATTGGTTAGCTGGGAGAAGCATTTAAATGGCGAAAAAGAGCGATTTGCAACGTCGAGTACTTATCGGAAGAAAACTTGCAATGGCGCGTGACATGGCTCAATTACGTCAAGAAGACGTAGCATTAGAAATATTCGGTACACCGCATAAAAATCGAATGAGTGAAATCGAAAATGGTAAGTTAATGCCAGATGCAGAATTACTTTCTTTGCTATGTCAAAAATATGGTGTTTCAGCTGACTGGATTCTTGGTTTTACGATTGAACCGGAACTAGATAAAACAGCTTCTGTAGCAGGTATTCTGTTTAACAGTCTTGGTGAAATGATGAGTGAATATACTCAAGCTATGGCATTTCAATTGAGTATGGCTGCGGCACAGCATATTACTTCTTTCCCTAAAGCCTTAACGGTTGAGTTACTTGAAGCCTCAAAGGGGCTTATTCAAGCATGTTTATCTCAAGAACAGTCTATCCAAGAAAAGGTTTTACCTGAACTTCACACCCTCATGCGTATAGTGCGTGAGTGTGAACAAAATCGTGCGAAACAAATCCGTAACTTAGAAATGGCTATCGATGATGTATTCCAACGCGAAGAGAACGATTTACAGCAAAAAGCTCTAATTGATCTGATCCAAAATAAAAAACGTTTTAGCAAGGCTTCTTTACAGCAACAAGCTATAGCTGAAGTAAAACAAATAGGTCTATTTACTGAATAAGGGATAGACTTTAATGGCTCGCAAGATTGAATACTCGGAAGAAATTTGGAACCGGCTAAAAGAAGTCTATGAATCTTCTCCTAAGATTACGTGGCAAGGTTTAGTTGATCAGGTTGGCGAAGAACTCGGTTGTGAGATGCCTTCGCCATCCGTTGTACGCCGTAAAGCACTTGCGGAGAAATGGAAAAAGAAAGCTAAATCTCTAGTCAAAAAGACAGCTCAGGAGCTTAATAAAGAGATTAAAAAATTGACCAAAAAAAACAATGGTCAAGAAGATACACAAGATACTGAAAAAACTGTAAAAAGTAATAGTCAAAATTCTGTCAAAAAAACGTCAAATATTGCTGAATTTAATAGTCAAAACTCAAAAAATAGTGGTCATAACAACGGTGGCCGTTCTACAGTCAACGAGAACTATCTAAAGTCAGCTTTGGTTGTCAAAAACAACCGTATAAGAGCTCATAAGCTTGGAGAGTTAATTACAGACACTATCGATAGTGTTATTCATATTAGAGATGAAGTACTGAATTTAAATAATCCAACTGAGGAACAATTAGCATTAGTCAAGTTCAAGATGGGACTTATATGTCAAGTTGTAGATTTAAACGTTAAGCAAAGTATCAGCATTTCTAACATTGCCAAGACAGAAGCAATGTTCTGGGGCTTAGATGTAGATGATCTTAAAGACCAGTCGGAAGTTCAAGCACGGCGTAGTTCTGTTATTTCGGGTGCTGAAGAAAGAATGGCAATCGCTAAAGCTAATATGAAGAAGAAAAAAGAAGAGGCGTTTATGCGTAAGTTAGCGCTAATTGAAGCAGGTGAAGTAGAGCCAGATGATAAAAATGAATAGATTTTATATAAAACTTTACACCATTGAAATTATTATCTTTCTATTAATTATAATGCATGTGGCATTTATATTTTACAAAGTGCTTAAAATCATTAATTAAATAGAGTATTAAGTTATGACCCTTATTTCAGCAGCAGAAGCAGCTAAAATCTCAGAATCTGCACAGCCATCTACACTTGAGGAATTGAAACAAGAAGTAGGTGTATTTATTACTTCTCTTGCCGCAAAAGGACAGAAAGAAATGACTTTCACCTTATCAAAATCAAGAGCTACAATGGCAGTAGTCAATGAGTTACAACAGTCCCTAATCGATCTAGGATACCAAATTGAATTAGATGTTTTGGATCATAATAATTATTTTCTAAAGATTAAGTTTTAATTAAATTTTTGGTTGGAACACTTAAAAATTCAAAAATAATTATGATTCAAAATGCCCTATATCAGTATGGGGCATTTTTGTTATGACAGATTCAAATCACAATAATCCAGTTTTATCTTATGATGAACTTGGTTTCATTATTGGTATGAAACGAGTTGAAAAAAAAGTAAGTACGATTGATTCAAATATTGAGAAGATCATAGATATTCTTACTCAAAGCTTTGAAGAGCAAAAAGTACAGCTCGCACAGCCTCAGCCTAAACTGACTGAATTTCAAAAGATGCTTAATGCTGTCAATAATAGACAAACTTTAGATTTTGAAGATTTATTAAAAGAAAAAGCAAATCCAATCACTCAAGCATTTGTTGTTGCAGACAAGCTTGTCAAAGACTTTGCAGGTGTATTGGAGCAATCAGTTGATGACCTTAAGACTGTAGAAAAGAAACAAATTAACCAACCTAAGAGTTTAAAACCAGCTATAGAAATTAATAGTCATGATGACTTATCAAAAATTGTAAATCCTAGTGTACCAGAGCGTGACGAAAAAGGCCGTTTTGTATCAAACCCTAATGAACCCCAAAACCAATCATCAATTCGTAAAGTTGCCCAAACGATATCTACGGCGATTAAAGGAGTAATGCCGAACTCAACACAAGGTGTAGATCCTACAGTTGACGCAATCAATGAAGTTGGTCATTTACTTTCACCTGTACGCCGTGCAGCAGGATTAGCTTTGCGGCCATTAACTGGATTGATGCGTAGTAAAAAGAGAAATGAGCCATTACCTCGTGAACAAGAGAACCATAACCGCAAACAAATAAAGTTATTGCAGCGTATTGCCGATAATTTGGCGTCTAAGGGTGGTTTGTTAGGTTCTCTAGGGAAATTGCTTACTTCCGTGTTATCTGCTGGTGGTGGGCTTCTAGGTGGTGCTCTAGGCAAAGGAAAGAAAGGTGTAGGGAAATTAGGAAAGGGCTTAGGTAAATTTCTTAAGTTTGGCCGTGGTCTACCCGTAATAGGTGCATTGGCTGCTGGTGCATCATTATTAGATTGGAATGAACAAAGCACACAAGAAAAAGGCGGTACTGTTGGTAGTCTTGCGGGTGGAGTAATTGGTGGTACTGTCGGGTCTTTATTTGGTCCAGTTGGAACATTAATTGGTGGTATGGCTGGTTCTTGGATTGGGAATAAGCTAGGTACCGTAGTTGCGCCGTATTTTAAAGAGTGGACAGATTCATTAATTGCTGCAGATGTACCAGGTATTATTAATACTGCTTGGAAAGGGTTTGTTAACTATGCAACCAATGCTTTTGAACTGACAAAAGGTACAGCATCAAAAGTTGTAGACGGTGTTAAAGATACTGCTAGTGATACCTTAGATTTCATTAAGGATAAATTTAATCGCTTTAATCCATTTCATGACGGCGTTCCCACATGGGGCATTGGGCAAGGAGTTTATAAGCCGGGTTTTGGAGCAAATAAAAATGTACCTGCTTATGGATCAACTATTTCTCCAATTGGTGAAAAAACTAAGGAAAAGCAACTTGCAGTTTACAATGCTATGAAGAAAGCAGGTTTTAATGATAATTGGGCTGCTGGTTTAACTGCTTCCGTTGGTCGAGAAAATGATTATCGAGATGAATACTTGTTTGGTAAACATCAAGATAAAGCTGGTGGAATAAATATGGGAATGATTTCTTGGCAAGGAGCTCGTAAAGACCGGCTTACGGCATATATGAAGGAAAGGGGATTACTTGATGCAAACGGTAATATGGTACGGAGCCAAGCAGCTTTAGATGCACAAGGTGCATTTATGAAGCATGAAATCGAAACGAATCCAGAATATGCTTCAGTTAAAGCTTATATGCAGAAAAACCCAAATGCATCAAAAGAAGATATTGCCCGAGTTCTCGGCACAAAATATGTAAGATGGGCGTATGGGCAAACAAAGCTTCGCAATGGGAAGTCATTTGATTATAGACCGCATTTAGAAAAGGAATATAAATACAGAGCTAACATTGATAAAACCGTTCAGGAACAGAAAACTAATCTACCTAAAGAAAATACCCCAGCTGTATCAGATTTGAAATCAAGTCATATTGTGGAAAATACAAGAGCTAAAGTTGCTAGTGTTTTAAGCACCCAAAAAGCTATCGTTCCCCAAGCTACTACAAAAGCAAAACCTTCATTAAATAATCAAAATAGATTATTAACTAATGTCACGCCGTTTAAGCAACCTTTAAATACTCCTAACCCACAGGAAGTTGTTGTTGTAAATCAGAATAATGGTAACATCGGGCAGAATGTTAGTGATCGTTTCCTTGCTCATGCTCTAACTGGCGGCATTGGAATGGGGAAATTAGACGTTTAGTTTTGGGATATATATGACTTTAAAATTATTAAAATTATCTTTCTTAGTTACGGCAGCTTTTTCAAGTTATGTTCAAGCTGCTACAAGTGTTAATGATATTCTGAATAAACAAATAATTGCTACCAACAGTGAAAATATTAATTCGACAAAGGTAGTTAGTGAACTTTGTATTTTTAGTTGTGATTTATTAAGTACAAACCCTGAAGTGTCTTATGGTGGCATGGACGAACTTTATGTTCTTTTACGAGAAAAATATGGTTTAGATTCTAAGCAAAGTTGTAAGTTCTATAAAAGGACAACTGGCAATGTAATATTAGATACACAATATAAAATTGCAGCCTTACAGGGAACGCCAAATCCTGATGCCTATTCAGATTCAATTTTTAATAATTTGATATATAAGCAAGGAATATATAGTTCTTCAGATGTAAATGTGGACATTTATTATGATTTAGTTGACATTGCTAGAATCAATAATCCTGAATTAGATGAAAATAGCAAAAACAATCTAGTAAAAACTTTTCAAATGCGCCATCGTTTTATTGCCAATAGTTGTGGTGAAAAATTTATGATGGCTTATGACAAGTACTTAAATAAAGTTAGTGAGTTAAGAGAGGCTGAATATATTGAAGCAATTAATAAAAAGAATGCTAAAGAACGGGAAAAAGAGGAATGGGAAGAAGAAATCCGTTTAGCAAAACAAGCAAGAGATCGAGCCGATGCGGAGAGGGAGGAACAAGCCCGTTTAATTGATGCTAAGAAGCGGGAAAATAGACAAAAAATTAATCTATGCAAAAGTACTAATAATTATAAGCTATTTATAGAATCCTCTAATGTTGTTAGTGCACGAAATAGTATTAAAGTTGCACAAGACGTTTTAAAAGAAGAAGATAGGTTACAAAGTTTTAGCGGTGTCACTCGTTTAGATAGGCGTTATGCAGCTGCTCAACGGATCGAGTATGGGCAAAAAACTCTAAATCAAAGCTTTGCCAAGTATAAACAATTGGGTGGAAGTGCAAGTAGTGTTGCTACTGTGACACCTCTAAATAATCCATGTAAGGGTTTGTGATTTTTCCAATATGATCAAGAAAAACCGCCGTGATAGTTATCACGGCATTTTTTTTCATATAACTTGATCTATTCTTAACTTAACTTAACTTAACTTAACTTAACTTAACTTAACGTAAGTGAAGCAAATAAAATCACAGTATAGAGTTGTAACTCTATAAATCTTTAATTTTGGAATCTTGGGGTTATAAATTTAAAATTAATAATTTCAATAAGTTGAATTTTTATTAATAACTATTTGATTTTAAATTTGTTGACAATATTTTTTTTAGAACTATTATTAAAAAAGGTGTCTAAAAATCTGAAATATCATTCAAAAGGAGTTCTTGGTGAAAAACTATACAGTTGCTGTAAAGATTACAGAATCTAAGTCTTTCTTTAAAAAAGATATTTATGAGGCTGCACTTTTTGATAAACCGAATATTAATGCTACTGGTTCCAGTTATGACGAGGTGATTAGGAAGGTATATGAGAAGACGCTTGAGTATTTTGATTTTCTAAGTGACCAAGGTCTTGATATTCCTGAGCCGACTGAAATTAATTCAGTAACATTTAAAAAACGTGATAAAGATGTTTTTTTTCATGTCATAACAATTGATACATCAATCTATGCGGAAAAGACTGAAAAGATTAACGTTACAATTCCCATATCTTTAACACGAAAAATTGATGACTTTCTAAAAGATAAAGTACATAACTCAAATCTTTTCTCCTCTAGATCAGATTACATAACCAAATCTTGCCAAAGATATTTACCCTATGCGAATTATCTTGCCTCGCTCTACAATAATGAAGATTTAATAATTGCTCACAGATATCACGAAAGTAATACCACGAGAAATTGTCTTAATTTGCTCGACTATTTGAAGCTACCTAATTGTCAAGAAGTAATCTTATTTGCGACTTATCGTACACCTACTGATGGGTTTAGTAGAGATGACGGGCCTGAAACTAATTTGCCCCTCATGGGAGCAATTGCGAAAGTCCAATTACCAGGATTAAACGAGATTTATATTATTTTTGATGGACTTTTCCTAACCGCGCAAAGGAAGCCGCGCTACAATGAAGTAAAAGATGTGCTGGATACAGCTTTGGAAACAGATAAAACATCATTTATTCAATTATCAGTTCCATTTACTTCACAGTTAGATCCTGTGGAAGCAGTCAAAATATTAAGTGAATTTCCTAGACAGAAATTAACTAAGGAAACTCGACCTACTTTTTTTAATTTATTAAGTAATCTAACAGAAGAACAATATGTAAATTTTTAACCACAAAAAAGCCTCGCAGTCCGTGGAAAGAAAACGAGGCCTGTCATTGCATAGGAGCAACAACATGCGTACTTTAACACAAATTAATGTACCTTTTCATAGTGCTGATTTAGTAATTATTGAATTCAACAATCAGCCATTTACTGCCATGCGCCCAATTGTTGAAGGAATGGGCCTCACATGGCAATCACAATATGAAAAGTTAAAACAAAGATTTAGTTCAGTTATCACTGAAATAGTGACAACTGGAAAAGATGGTAAACAGTACAATATGGTTTGTTTACCTGTTCGTAAGCTTTTTGGATGGTTAATGACTATAAGTCCAAACAAGGTTAATCCCGAAATTCGAGATACTGTGATCATGTACCAGCAAGAGTGCGACGATGTGCTGTGGGAATACTGGACTAAAGGGCAAGCAATAAACCAACGCTTAACCATTTCTCCAGAACAACAAAATGCACTGCACGAGATAGTTGATCGCCGTGCAGGGAGGGATCGAAGCTTAAGAGCTTCAATGTGGATTCGTCATAATCGCCACTTTGGAATTGCTAAATATAGCCAATTGCTTTCAATCCATTTTGATGAGGCGAAGCAGTATCTTGAGCTCTTGCCGTTACAAGAGCTAGTTCCAGCTGAAACAGATACACTTAAACGTTTAGAAAAGTTTGTAGATAATCTCGCTGCTCGTTATCCAGCATTAGAAAACCCTCTTGCTTATGACATTGCACAGCAATTAGGTGAGGAGCTAAAGTATCAATCTCCAAAAGGACCTAAAAACTTTTGGATATCGATTCAAGAAAGCGGAGCAGTTTCTGTACAGCAATATTCACTACACCACACACCAGTTAATGTTGTGCAATTGCGTGAACGCTTTAATCAATTGTGGGATTTTCTTCATAAAGATGAGGTGCTTGAACTTGGGAAGGTTTTAAAACGCTTTCCTTTCGAACCTGTGAATCGATAAGGGCTTATCAAAATATAAAGATGTCTAAATAGGACTCCCCTAATAAAAAGCCAGCTATTAGCTGGCTTTTTTCATTTCACAAAATCTTGAATTGCTCTAGAGAGATTTTTAATAATTAATTCTCTTTCATAGCGAGAATCAAAAGTTTTTGGATTTTTTACATTGAGAACTTTCTGTTGAGCTAGTGTCAATGGAATCTTATCGTTTTTGTTATTAACTAGAGAATTATCGATATCGATTAACGTGTTTAACTCAGCAGTCTTTTGAATATTCAGCCACTGGATTTGAACATTCATTTGAGGAAAAGTAGCATTAAAAAAGGGTGTAAATTTTTTAGTAGAAATTGAGATTTCTTGACCATTATGTTTACTAACAATTAATTCATTTGTATTGCACAGTAGTGTGTCTGCATAAACTAAGTTATTGCCAAATTGTTGAATCTTATTTGGGTCAAGGGTGATCTTTTGACCTTCATAAACAAAATACATTTAAAAATTCCGTGTAAATAAATTAATGATGTTTCAGCCATTCTTTGTGGCCTATCATTCAGTTGTATCATTTAATTAGATGATATGTGTAGTATATTTTTAATTAAGTGCAATGCTTTGAAACTTGGATGGAACCTTTATCATTATTTAGGTTTTAGCAATATCAAAATAGCCTCATTGATATGAGGTTATTTTTCATGGGCAGTCTTAATCTTGCAGCTGTTACAGCTTCCACTCCATACATTAAAAAGATTCAATCGGCATTAGAAAAAGCAACAGGCCAAACGATTGTTACACCAGAATTTCGCAAAATTAGGCGTGTTGCTGGTGTTAGCGTTTTACCAGTTGCATTTTTCTTTTCAGGTGGCGCTACGCTCACACTTTATGTTCGAGCTTTAGCAGATGTGGTCAAGGCCGAACTGAACGACAAAGTAATTGTGTTATCAGGCGATTTTAGTGATGACTATAAGCCAACATTTGAAAACGCCGTGAGTTGTGTAGCTAAACTTATCCGTGAAGCACAATCAAAGATTCAAGAACAAAATAAACGGGATAAAGTCAGTTTGCCGCCGCGCCGTACTTCTGTAGATCAGAAAATTAAAGAAGTACAAGAACAAGAACAAAAGCTAGATGAAGATTTAGCAAAACAAACCGCTCAGCGTGACCAACTGAAGGAACAAATTGAACATGCTAAGCAACAACTTGGTATAAGTTCGGAGGCTGGTCAATCCGAACTGGGAAAGCCTGAATTTGATAGTGCGAGTCCAATCAAATCAGTTACAGCAAATATCACACGTGGTAAAGCTGCAATGAACAAAGCCATTATGGAAAAAACCACAGTGCATAGAGCTATGTATCGTAATGATCTAGGCTGGGTGGATTTTGAGTATGGCAGTGATAAACAGGGCATTAAGCATATTATCAAGCGCCGTATGGAAAGTGATGGCATGACATATGATGAAGTTGTGCATATGCTTGTGGATACTATTGTGCAAACAATCGCTCAAGGTAGTACACAACGGCGTACAGAACGTGGATTATCTACAAGAATAAATATTGTATTTAATTCGCATGAAGCGTCATTGATTAAGCGAGAAGGTAGTAATGCATGGCTGCTTACAGCTTTTGAAGTGCATTAAAAAAAGCCCGGTAGTTAGAGATGGGTTGCGACATCTTCTAACCTACACTTATGACCCTATACGTTCTCGTGTCATAAGTGGAGCGGGCTTTGTATATATAATAATCCATGCTTTTCCTATTTTCAAATATGGAACCATTCACGCTTACATATATACAAAAGCAATACCCTTAATAAGAACTGTATTAAGGGTGTTTTTTATGCAAATTCAAATCGGTATTGATATTGTCTTAATTCTTGCATTTTTAGCTTATCTTTCCGTTGTTACAGGATGGAATAGCAAGAATAAAGCTGCGTATATTAAACAATTCCGTCATGTGCCTATAAGCCTCTTATTTAAAGAAATCAGATATATGTATTTCATAAGTATGGCATGTGTATTGATCACTATTATTCTTGTTGATTGGCGAATCTATAACGTTGCTTCATATTTTGATGCATTAAGCGTTTCATTATGGATATTCATAATCTATTTCACCATTTTTTCAACTTACCAGATCGGCACTGCAATACTAGTAAAGCTTTTGATGATTTTCAGTAATAGAGCAACTTCTTAATGATCACATCTAAAACAATTTTAGACATGGTTGAGTACTGGCTTAATCATCCGGTCAATGGGAAGTATGGTTCTGATTTTGGTGCACCTCTTTATGATTTGCTAATGGCACCTTTAGACTCGAGGGTGGCAGATAGTTTTCTTATTAAGATGAAAAAGGATCTACCAATATTATCTGAGCTTAACTCTGACCAATTAGCCCTGTATTCACAAACCGAAGGATTTGAGACGGTTCATATTCATTTAAGCATCATGAATGTGAATATAGATCTTAACCAAGTAGCAGACCGATTGGGTAAATCAGTAACAGGTGAGACATATGACATTAACGCAAGCTGATTTTGAAGCCCAGCTCCAAGCAGCGATAGATGATTATGAGATTCAGGAACGCTATAAAGCTCAAGATCCACTTGTCGTTCACCAGCTGCGTTCTATGGCTAGTTTTTTGACTGCATTTGGTCCAGAAATCGATATTGCTTCAATTGAACCATTTACCAAAACACGTGACCGCTCAATTATTGCGGATGCTACAAATAAAGGCATTTTGCCTATAGGTACGCCGTGTCAGCACTTAATTGAAATCATTAACCGGTCAACAAATGCTGTGAGCTTAAGTCAAGGGCGAATGATTGAGGACCATAGCGGCGGTAGAGTGTGGCGGTTGCTTCAATCCATTACTGTTAAAGCTGGTGAGACGGCGGAAGTAATAGCCGAACAAAGTGAATACCGTGAAATTAAATATGTAGTACCAGTTACTGAAGGGTTCCATAAATATCGAATAGACCTTTTAGAGGACCTTTCACTTGCAAATATTTCGATTAAGCAGGGCAATAATAACTATGTAATTAAGCCGCGCTGGATGAATGTTGAACCAGGTGAATATGCTGTAACAGTTACTACAGATAATCTAAGAAGATTGTTTATTGAGTTTGGCGATTCTGAGAGAGCTGGTCGTACTCTGCAAGCCAATGAAACGGTAATAATTGGAATTCTTGAGACATACGGGGAAGTTGATGTCAATCGTTTAAAAGATGCGGCCTTACTTGATGTACTTTCTAATGATGAACAACGCATATCAGTGCGTTTTAAAGCTGGTGGAGTGATTAGAGAGGGCGTAGATCCGTTAGCTGTATCTGAATTACGTTTATTATCAAGCTATCCATCGCTTTACGATGAAGATGCTGTATTTCTGGGCAACTTTGACTATGCGGTCCGTAAAAAATTCATGAAACGGGCACAGTTTATTTCTGTCTGGAATGAAACGTTGCAAGAGCAACACTTTGCCATTACATACCGCGACATTAATCATTTAAACCTTGTGGTGGTTGCCAAGAACCCAGCTGAACAAGCAACGTTAGAACAAGATATCTGTCGGTATATTGGTTATTGCGATAACTTGTATGAAGGTAAAGTGAATGTACATGAAGTTGTAGAAAAGCCAATTGAAGTAAAAATTAAAGGCTCTTTGGCTTCTGTACATAACACAGATATGGTTAAGACACAGATCAAAGAATTACTTGTAGAACGATACGGGCGTGAATCATTGAGCTCAAGTCGTTGGCTGGTTAATGGCTTTAATACGCAAGAAATGGGGAAGCTGATTAATGACAATATTGTGGCTTTCCAAGACCGGATGAGTGACTTTACCATTATGCTTTCAAATGAGTTGAATAAGCCTAATGAGTGGGTGTATGTGACAAAAGACAGCATTACTGTTGAGTTGGAACGCACCGCTGATATTTCGGGGGCTACATGGACCCTATAAGCTTTACTCGGCCTATCGATGAACACTATGTGAGTACGGGCTTGCAAACCGCACTTGCTAAAGCATTTAAACAAGTATTTGCACAAAACTTTGAGCAGTCCATTCAAGATTTATTGGATTACGGTTGTCCTCATATCGGTAGTAAAACAGTTGTAGAACGGTTCTCTAAACAAAACGGACTTGTTGTATTACGCCGAAATAACACCTCTGACACGTTAATGCGAATTATCTATGCCAATTGGAGCAGCATGGGTAATAAAAGAGGATTAGCGTTTTTAGAGTTTGTTTTACGAATGTTGTGGGGGAAAGATCATTTTCAGATTATCCGGCTATGGCACAGCTTGGAAAAGCTAAAAGAATATCCAGCCTATTTGTCTGATTTTGAAAAGCCAAATTACTTCTTAACAAGTCGGATTAGGATTGTTTTAGATAAAACAGTTGATGCAAATGAAGTGGTAGAGCTGTCACCGATATTACGGCGTTTAGTACCAGCAAATATTGTCGTTAAAGTTCACTCAATGGCGTTTGATAGAGATTTAGGCACTACAAGCTTTGCAGCGGCAATAGCAGCTAAGCCTTATGCAGTCTATAACTTCCTTTAATTCAATTGGAACTGTTGAGTTAGCGCTCAAATACAAAATGATTTCATAGTCCTGTTCATTAGTTCAGGACTTTTTTATATGCAACAAGCTCAAGACAATGTTTTAGTAGGAATCGCAGAACCTATCAATGGTCAGGGAGAAAACTTATTAATTGATCATTTCTTAGGATATGCAAGCCATGAATTAGAACCACAAGAAATTGATAAAGTTATTAAAGGGGAAGTGGTTGAAGGCATCACGGAATATGCTCAGGGCCATTACTATAAGATTTCAGCAAATCCTGAAAACCAAAATGCAAAAGATTTTGAAATCAGTATTCATTTTCAGGATGGCCCAATTCCAGAACATGGTGTGAATGGGGTTACCAGTGAAGCATTGTTAAAAGTACTTATTCACCGTACTAAAACCTTGGATGAAAAATTTCCGAGTGAGTTCAACAAACAAGCCATTATTTATATGGAAAGTGCGCTAGAAGAATTTAATAAGCGTACAGCTGAACGCCGTGCTCGTGGTGTTGAAGGCACACTTGTTAAGTAATGGGGTGATGTATGCGTTTAAGTATTTTTTGTCGAAAGCGTGGTTGCTCTCAATTAATTGACTTATCTCAAATGGATTGTTTGCAAGTCTCCCAAAGTGAACATAGAGGCGGCATGGTTAGTGAAAGCTTTTATGACGTTTTTATCTCACTTAAAAGTGGATACATCTTTGATGCAACCATTGAAGATAAACAGCATGACAAGCTATTGGAATTGATTGAGTTTGATCAAAAGATTTGATTTGGAACTGATTAAATTTCAACTGTAGAACAACTGAAACAATAGCCTCAATCACAGCATTGGGGCTTTTTTATGGCTAGCAAAAATAGAAAGACAAAAGTTCTATCTTACAACTTACATGACCGATGCCGTAAATTTACCGGTGTTGATCGAAGTAATGTCGATGTAGATGCAATGGTCAACTTGATCAACAGTGACCATGTACAAGAAATGGTTGCTACTAATTCATTACAAGGTTTTTACGGTCATCAAATTCGACAGCGCTATGGTATGGTGCCGCCTGAAACGGTGATCATTAAAGGTAAAGTTGTATATCTTTCACGGGCGTTTAAAACAATTGAATTACGTGCTTCAAAGGATGGAACAGTTGAACACCGAGAAGAGTTTTATGATAACGAGCCTGGTGAGATCGCATTACAAGATTATAAAGCCCAAGCGGGTGGTTTTAGCACATCAGTCAATTACAAGAATGTCGGTGGCCGTTTAATTCCAACGGGTTTTTTTGGTTTTGATTTCGTTGCACAACCAAATTATGCAAGTAATGTAGGGGATGGTCAGTTATTTGATGGATTATTTGTTCCTGAAGAGCCAGAAGGTGTTGTTTCTTGCTTTGATAGCGCAACAGATATTTCACAGTTATCACAGCCCGAAATTATTATTGCCCAATTACTTGAAGATCAAATTTTACAGACATACGACAATATCAATAGTCAGCTGCATCTATTAACCGAGTTAGGAAATGCTCAAGGATTAGTGGGTGAATTATCAGAAAAATTTGATAAACAGAAACGCCTGCAACAACTTAGAGAAGAACGCAAAAAAGAACTCTATACGGGTATGGTAAATCCTGTGAAGAGTTTTGATTCAGTACAACAACAAGCTGAACAAATCATTCAAAGTTTGGACAATCCAAACGTAAAAGAGAAACCTAAAAAGCCGAAAAAGTCTTTTGGCAGTATCTTTAGTGTATGGGGGTAAAAATGAATTACCCCAACGATTCGCTTAAATGCATCCAAAACGCTTGGTATAAGCAGCTTGTCAATTTTCGTGCTTGGTATATGCCTGAGACACAATTAACGGCAGACTGGAAGTTGAGAGCCATTGGTAACGCTATAAAAGCATGTCCGTCACGGATGATGGACGATTCAGAAGCAATGCTTTCTGAATATAGAAAAAGCCAGAAGCATGAGGAAGAATCCAAAGTGCTTTTACCTGTAATGCTTACTGCAACAGCGTTAACTGACCAACCCCCTGATGTAAATCAATTATTACCAGTGCCTGATTTTATTGAAACGGTCATTGATGAGAAACGGGTGAAGGTTCGTCTGGTGCCGACAACTGTACGTGCTCAAATCGCTTTCTTTGCCACCAATCCCAATGATCTGCGTTCAGTAATTGGGCAATTTTGCGCGTACATGTCTAGCAATGATAACCGTCGTTTTAATGTGCCATTTCAGCAATGGAATGATCATGTATTTAATTCAACATTCACTGTTTTTGAAAATGAACTTTTTCCATCACCAGTCCCAAGCGAAGCAATCAATCTTTCTATCTCAACTGTAGATATTCAGCTCGTGGGTTATACACCTAACGTCATCGGTTTCGGTGGTCCATTCGACCAAAACACAGGTAATGGCTATGAACCTGACGGCTCAGCAACGGAACAGCCCGCAATCAACGACAAAGTTGTAGTGCAAGCTGATCAGTACACATCACTCGATCACCAGCGTGTGAAGGGTGATAGAGAAACAGGTGAAATTACAGTTGAGCGTATAGATGACTGACTTAATCGATAAGGCACAAGAAAGTGCTGATTATTTATTGCAGCAAGAAATTGCAAAGCGATGCCGTTTTGAAGGCGAATCTGAAAAAGAATGTATTGAATGTGGTGAAGAGATACCAGAGCGCCGCCGTGCACTTGGTGGGGTTAAATTCTGCATTGAATGTCAAACCAAGATAGAACGTAAACGGCGCTAAGGATACATGTAATGTCTGGAATTATTCGTATAGACAGCCGTGTTGCTGGGTTTTCTGATCAACCAATTCGTCTCATTGGTGCCGCATTTGCGGATACTGGTGAACTTGTTATTCAAAAAACTGCCGTTTATTCAAATTTACCTGTACCAAGTGATTTAAGAGATCAAACGGTTGTTGTTACTGATTCACCTGACCAAGTACAGAATTGGCAATTAAGTTTCAATGCTAAAGAGCACTTAGAAGAAGTGATTTCAATTTACCAAGCTCGTTTCAGAGCAAAGTTAATTGAAATTGAGCCGAAGCTGAACCAGTACAATCCTAAGAACGTACTTGAAATCCGTAAGGTCGATAAAAACGGCCTTCAGCAAGAATTTGATAGCAGCAGCTTAAACAACGGCCACATTGCAATCCTGTTAGCAGTTTGGGCTAGTACAAAAATTGCTAAAGGCTTTTCAATTACTGAAGGGAATCAGTTTGAAGAAGATGCAGTAGATCCAACAATGCTTCCTTTTTCAATCTTTTAATTAATGGTGTTTTTACGGTATGGCTTTGGCACCATTAAAAGAAATTCCCGAATGGTGGGAACTTTGTGAGCGTTATCGATACGACATCTATGCTTTCGCCGTAGAAGCATTAGGTGTCGAACCCACATGGCAACAAGAATTACTTTTTGAATCTATTGCATTTGATGGTAGCCGTACTTCAGTTGCGTCAGGTCACGGTTGCTTTGGAAAAGGGACTTTAATCAAATTAGCCAATGGGGACTTCATCCCAGTTGAGCGTATTAATTTAAATCATAAGATTCTCGCTGCAGATGGTAAGACAGAACTAGATGTAATTAAAACAGTAACCGGTTATCAGGAAATGTACCGGTTTGAGTATGAGAACGGTAAATCTCATACATTCAATAAATCACATATCCTTTGCTTAATCTCTTTATACGATGGTAATGGTTGGTCGAAGGGCGACAAGATTGAATTGCTTGTTTCTCAATATATGAACCTAAAACCTGAAAGTAGAGAACAGTTTGCATCTTATAGGCTTATAGATGGTGAACATAAGCCTTTAAAAATCACATCGGTTGCCGAGCTTGGTGAAGGCAAATATTACGGTTTTGTACTCGATCCAGATCCATTTTTCTTAGGTGAAGATAACTTAGTACTACACAACACTGGTAAAACGGCCAGTGCCGGTATTGTTGCCTTATGGCATCTCTTGTTTTTTGATGAATCAATCATGATGTTTACTGCTCCGCAGATTGGGCAGTTAAAGAAACAAGTCTGGAAAGAAATCAGTATCAATCTAGCACGATTGAAGCAAGGGCCTTTGGCTTGGCTTGCTGATTATGTTGGGTACCAGTCTGAACTTGTATACATCAAAGGCTACAAAGAAAAATGGTATGTCTTTGCGAAGACAGCACCAAAACATCAACCTACTAACTTGGCTGGTAACCACGGCGATAACTACATGGTCTGGGTCGATGAGGCCAGTGGTGTAGATGATGCTGTCCTTGATGTAGCTTTTGGTGCCTTAACGCACGAAGACAACCGTGCAGTAATGACCTCACAGCCTACCCGTAACGCGGGTATGTTCTATGAGACTCATCACAAGTTAAGTCATCGAGCTGGTGGTGTTTGGATTGCACTCACATTTAACGGGGAAGAGTCACCACTAGTTAGTGAACAATCCTTACAGGAACAACGGCAAAAATACGGCAGCAGGGAAGATGCTCAGTATAAGATTCGTGTACTAGGTGAATTCCCAGACTTATCAGATGAGTTCTTAATCACGAAGCGTCAAACCGAAGAAATGTATGTTGGCGCGAGTATTTTTGATGACCATCAATTCGGTTATGTCATTACTGTTGATGTTGGTGGTGGTGTTGGCCGTGACGATTCAGTAATTGTTGTTTCTAAAGTTTGGGGTGAAGCGCAATGGGGAGAGCGCGCACGCCGTGTAGAAGTTGTAGATATTCCATTATGCAAAAACAGAGATGATATCTTAGAACTATTTGCAAAGATTAATGAGCTACTTTTACAGTACCCAAATGCTAACTTGGTTGTAGATGATAACGGGGCGGGTAAAGGTTTAGGCCAATACCTTAAAAAGCAAGGTATTTTCTACGTTCCTGTTTATTGGGGCTCACAATGTTTTAGTAATGACAATAGAAAAGAGTTTACAAATAAACGGTCATTAGCTTATGTGGGCTTAGCTCGAGCAATCGCAAATGGCCGTTTTAAAATAAAAACGAAGAAACACAATGTGAAAATTAAAGATCAGTTAATCCACGTTCCATACCGTTTTGATGACTTTGCTCGTTATAAAATCTTAAGCAAAGACGAAATGAAACGGATGGGAATTAAATCACCGGATATCGGTGATGCTTTTGCTTTCTTATTCTTGGAAAACGTTCACTACACTGAAGCTTACGAAACTGTAAATGTCACTGACGATACACCGGAAGGCCGTGAACAAGCTGAACGTAAGTCAAGATTCAGTGCTTTAAGAGAAGCAGCTGAAAAAGAAAATGATTAGTTATATGGAACTGCCCACTTAAATACCTATTCTTCATAACTACCATAGATCAATAAATCATATGGGTGGGTTATGGCTATTAACTTCTTTTTAACTGACGCAGGTCGGAATGCATTAAATAAAGTGGGTGATGTTGCTAGCTTTGGTGGGGAGCTTACCCATCTTGCTGTTGGTACCGGCAAATTTGATGCATCAGTAGAAGCGAAAAACCTAACTTCTCTTAAAAATGAATTAGCTAGATTTTCTCTTAACGGTGGTGGTGTAGATACAGAAACGGGTACTTTGCGTTTTGTAATGAGTATTGAGCCCACTTTAACAATGGAAGTGTTTGAGATGGGTATTTACCTATCAGATGGCACTTTACTTGCGGTGGCCTCGACTACAGCTGCTCAATCAATCATGTCTTTACATGCAAACGTAGTAGCCATTGTAACATTTGGATTTGTTTTAACTGACGTTAATTTAAAAAACGTAACTATCAAGATTGATCCAAACACACCAATTGCTGTGATGTTGATGAATCAGCATAGTGCAGATGAAGACCCTCATCCACAATACGGCGCGTTAATTCGTAAGCTCATGACTGAACATAATCAGCATGAGGATCCGCACCCTCAATATGCATTTGAAAAAGACGTAAAAGCCAAAGACGATGATTTACAACAACAGATTGATGATCTAGATCTTAGTTCCAAAAATTTGTTGCAGCAGTTAATCGATTTCAAGAAAAACTTAGATGCTCAATATCCAAAATTAATTGGAGCAGGTGTAAATATTGGTAGCTCAGCCACAGTTGAACTAGGTGGCAAAGTTACTGATTTACGTGATTCAAAGTATGCAATCTATTTAACACCAGAAAGCCCACATGAAGCATGGAAGCTTACCCGTGCTGAAAAGGGTTTTTCATATGAAGTTTGGGACCGCTCAGGTCAAAACCGGATAGGGTATTCAGGTACTGTGAATTGGTCCGTTGTTCAGGTAGCTGCAGAAACACTAAACGATGGAAACGGCGATTACACAGTCCCAGGTGTTTATATCATTCCAATTCAACCGAAAGAACAAAAAGAATTCATTTTGGTTGGTGCTGGTGGTGCTGGTGGTGGCAGTGTCTGGGAGTTAGGAGCATTGGCACATGGGACCAGTGGAACAGATACACGCTTACGTTTAAATGAACTTGATTTGGCGGTTGTTGGCGGCGGTAAAGGCGGTACCAGTGGTCAGTGGTCGAATGGTAGTGCTTTCTCAAATGGTGCTGGTGGTTTAGCAGGTGTAATCACTGTGACATCAAACATAACCGAAATTTCACGCAAGCTTGGTAACGCTGGTACAGCTGCAAACCAAACAAACCACAAAGGCGGCGCATCAGTAAGTCCAGTATCAAACTGGGGTGCTGGTGGTGATGGTGCTAATGGTGTAGGTGATGATGGCTGGGCACTTGGTGGTGGTGGTGCAAGTGGTGGTTTACTCATTTGCCGATATGTGAATTCAACCGAAAAAACTCAGTATATGACTTTAGTTGTTGGTGAACCTGGTGTTGCAACCGAAAGTAATGGTAACACTGGTAAAGCAGGTACTGGTGGCTTTGCTCGTGTAAGTACTGTTAAAGCTTAAATAGGTAAAACAGTATGAGAAATGATTATCGAAATGCTATTAGAGACTTAATTCACCGGAATCTTCAACAAAATAATATTCAGAATCTGATTGTTTGGGAAATCAAAGACGATGAATCTCAAGATCCATCACTGTTGAGTTTGAAATTATATGGTTCAAGAAACCATATTGATGCAGTACTTGTGGCGTGTGGTGTGAACGGCGTTTGGGAAAAGTTACCTCTTCATAAGGTGGCTTTTCCAAGGCTTGTTGATCTTTTAAGACTTCAAAAAGAATACTTGCAGGATAATTAAAATGTCAGCATTCAAGCCAGATGATTTACGCCGTGCCCAGCTGCAATTAAACCAGTCTTTGCAAAATGGTGGAGTTCGTAGAGATCAACAGAGCCGCCAGCGTGCAGATAGAGAACAGCGGGCATTTGCAGAAAAAGAAATTGAATATGATGATTGGGGACGAAAGATCCCTAAACCTATGTTCTTGCGACCACAAGATATTGCCCAAGGGGAAAAATATGATGTCGAAAGAGTACTTTTTACAACATTAGGTCAGCGAAATGGAGAAGTACCACGGCGTATTACCCGTGATGATATCTTGGCATTTCAGGAAAACATTCAACTATTAAAAGATCAGTATAGTAAGGGTATTACCCCTCAAAACATCATTAATTTAAGCCGACAAGACGATATTGATCGGGCAAATGAGCAAATCTATTTGGCGGTTCCAGTAAGCAGAAAAGCTGGTTTAGTTCACTTGCTTACTAATGCCGGACCAAATAGTAAAGTTTTAAATCATCACGTTGAGATTGAGTTTTCTAACTTTAAATCTGTTGTTTTTGATATCGATAAACAGGCATTAAACACCGTCAAAAACCGCTTGGCTAAAGGCAAAATCAAATTTCAGTGTGATTGCGAACGTCATACGTTCTGGTACCGCTATATGGCAACTATTGGCGGCTATAATTTAGGACGTGATGAGGGCGGCTTTCCGAAAATACGTAACCCGCATTTATCCGGTGTGGCTTGTAAACATGTATTGCGCGTTGTTAAGTGGATTAGTTCACCATCCGGGATTGCCTACCTTAAAAAGGAAGTAGAGAAAGACCGTAAGAAACAAGTAGGTGCACGGTATAAGCAAACAGATAAGCAAATACAGAATTCAATAAACGAGCAAGTAAAGGATTTGATGAATGGTTCTGTTAAGCCGATCAAAGCCAATATCCAAAAAGCAGAAAAAGAAATGATGCGTAGAGCTGATAAAGTTGCCAAAAAGCTCTTAGAACGCGAATTAAAAACCCTCAAACGTTTTGAAGTGGAAACTGTTAGAGCGAGTCAAATTGAAAGAATTCAAGCCTTACATAAATCAGGCGCAATCGACAATGACATGTTAAATGTCTTTATGAAGGGTTTAAGTCGAAATGCTAAATAGATCAGTAAATCAAGTTGCAAATGGACGCCGTTTAGCAGCTAGACGTGTTGTGATGAATGCTCTAGCAAGTATTCCCGCGCAAATTTGGCGAAAAGAAGTCATTTTCAATAATCCGGCTGAAGATTCAAAACCTTTAGATCCTCTTTCTTTTGAAGCGAACACTTTATCGATTCAAGACGAACCCAACTACAAGTATGAATATAAGGGCGCTGCTTATGTTCATTTCGATAAATTTAATGGTGGTTATATTCAAAAGAACTTCTCAATGAATAACCCATCTGACTTGGTGCTAACCGCTCAAGTAGAGCCATTCAATGAAGAATTAGATGATGTTTTGGAAAGGATAATCAACATCCCTGACTTGATTCTTAAAGAAGGTGATCTTTTAGGTTTAATGATTTATGAAAATCTAATGTTGTGGTTTGAGATTGTAAATATTACTGGTTTTAGCCTCATGGCAGATTTTGGCAGTAAGTATGTTTTAAACCGTAGAGATGATTTGTTTATTTCACCTATAGGTGATGGAGAAACTAAATGAGCTATTTAATTTTCAATGAAAAAGGTAAAAAGACAGGCGACATTGAAATAGCTGAACAATGTACTTCTGCAATATTCAATTACCAGGTAATCGGGAACGGGGCAGAAGTAGAGTTTTTCGGAAGCAATATTCCATATGCAGATCCGCAAAACGATTCTCACTGGGTGTCTATTCTTACATTAACAGCTGCTGCGCCTGATACTGAACCGTTTAGACAGCATTGCTGGGATAAGCTCCGTTATAAAGTGAAAGCAGGTGATAATGTGGAGATTTATGTTTCAAGTGGTGTAAGCGGATAGCTATATAAATAAAGGGCTGAGATGGTCCTTTAGCTACATTTTCTTTGTCCTCAATTCTGGGGACTTTTTTATGTTTGGAACCGACCAGCTTTAGTAAAAATACGTCATGTCAGACTTTCTGCATCTTACATAGAAAGCCAAAGGCTGGTTTAAAATGACTGTGTTAACAGAAGAAATTCGTAAAAAGTATGATGCTCAACAACTAGCTACTGTTCAGTGCCGAAATTACTATTTCAAAAGTCCTGAAGAGCTTGAAAATGGGTTTGACAGTGCTCAAACAGCGGCAGAAGAGTATCCAGAAGTATTAAAAGCAATTTTTGATTCAATTGGCATCGAATATGCGCCAGAAGTTGATAAAGCTGTGATGTTTGGGGTATCACAATATCAATCACGTCATGGCGGTGAATTACCGCATCCTTCAATCATTGCAGCTGCATTAACTGCTGGTTTAAGTGGTGCGAAACAAGCAGCTGCTTTGCCTGCCGAAACCCTTAGCTATTACGATAGTATTAATGAATCTGGTTTTGATGATGTAAATCACCAGCATCATGAATCTGTAAGCATCGTTCCAGCAATTACAGTTGCTACTATCGCCAACGTTATCGCTTATGCAACACCTATCGTTGCTATGATTCCCAACTCAAATGGCTCAAATGAAGTACCGATTGTATCTATTCGCTTTATCACCAACCGTGATTTTGGTGCAATGAAGAAATCAGAATACTTAGATGGTGCAAATGCTTCTAAGCCTTATGTTGAAGGACGATTCCGTTTTGCATTGTCTAATGGTGGCGCAGGTACAACTTATACTGTGACTGCACGAACTGGTTATGAAGACTTCAAGGCTAAAACACCTGACGCCAAAGCGAGTTTATTGCCATTTATTGCGGGTAATGTATCTATCAAGATCAATGGTAAAGAAGTTGCGCATACTCGAAATCGCAGTAAATCAAAATTTTCAGGCAAGATTTCTGCTATTGCTGAGAAAGACGTAGTAGTAAACGGCGTTGAATATCGTGTTGTTGGTAGCGAAATTGATATTTCAGCTAGCAAAATTAGCGTGACATTAAATGAAGCATTACCAGCTGGTGCGAAAATTGAAGTTCATCTTGTGGCGGATTTTGATGCGCGTGATGGTAATGATAACTATCTATTAACCCCAGTAGGTGTTGATTTCGAACCTGAATATGAAACATTGATTGCGTCACCTATCATGGCACGGGTAACAGCTTCAACACTATTACAATCTCAGCTAACTAACGAACTTAAGCTTGGTTTTCTGGGTCAGGCTTTAGCAATTGTGCAAGGTAAAATCTTCTTAGAACAAACTGTACGTTTATTAGGTGAAGCAAAAGATTTAGCTGAATACTCCGCTCGTGAAGTTACTTTTGATGCTTCTCGTGGTGTGACTGGAAAATTAGCAGCTGCATTTAATACTTCAGGTGACTTGTTTGCGGAAGTAAATAAATTTATTGCAGCGGCCAAATTGGATATTAACCAACGTACTGGTGGCTCTACCGTAGCATTTGACTTATATGTTGGCGATACTGGGTCAGTATTCTTTAATCAACTGTCAAGCGACAAGATGCCAGTTAAAACCGGATACACTGCTGGTTACGGTCAAATTGTCCGTATTGGTACTCTTGCAGATGGTACTAACGTTTACCACGCACCGTCAGCACAAGAGCTTGTAGCTGAAGCAGATACAGCGTTTGATATGCTTTTAGTTGGTCGTGGTAATGAGCCAATTCGTGCGCCGTTCGTTGGCTTTATTCAAACGCCTCTTTCAGTTATTGAAACTCGACCAGATGCGCGTGAATCAGTACTTACTTTAATCGGTGCTCAAGCAGCCGAAATGAACCCGTTAGAACGTTATGCTGATCAAAGCTATGTCATCCACTGTATCAATATGCCATCCCTCAAAAATTCGTAAGTAAAACAGATAAGGGCGCATTTAGATGCGCCTTTTTACCCTATTTATTGAAAGGAAAATCTCATGGCTGCAGCAACACAAAACACTGACGAAACTTTAGCTTCAACTGACGAACAAGCGACTACTAAACCAAAAAACACACGTAATAAAACCAATAAAACTACAGAAACACAGAATACCCAAGCTGGTGATGAAAAAGCTTCAGACCAAGGTGATTTGTTAAATAGCCAAGGTCCTGAAGACGGCGCATCTCAAGATGAAGGTAATAAACCTACTGATTTGAAAAATGGCGATTCAGATAATGAAGAGTCCAATACTCAAGAAAATGGAAATCCAACTGAAACATCGAATGATTCTGTCAAACCTTCAAATGATCTAGATTCTAATGGTGGTAAGTCTGGTGATGATGTGGGGAATGAATCGGATCATGTCCTTAAAGAAACTGATACTTCTAAAGTTAATACTCCCATTACGGATTTGTTAACAGTATCAGGTGGGAGTAGCGTGGATCCGCTAGTTATTAAAATTACTAATAACGGATTTTCAACAGTTTTAGAACCGTTATCACGTGTTGCTATTGAGGCAGGTAAAACAGCAAGTATTACGTGTCATAACCAAACATTTAAACATCAAGTACTGGAAAACTTACGTCAGTTGAAGGGGCTTGGTAAGAATCTAACTGTTGAGTAACAAGATGACTATTTTCATTATTGATGGCACGAACCCAATTATGGATGCTGTAGGTGATCATCCTACTGAACGAAGTATTACACTTCAAAATAACGGTTTAAGTGACATTACCGAACCATTTACACAAGTTTTGGTACAAGCTGGTCAAAAGGTCACATTCACTTTGATCGGTGACGAAGCTCATAAACAATTGCTAGATAACCTAGATCAAATTAATGGCTTGAAAGGTAATGTACTTCAAATTGTACCTACTGAGGCAGAAGAGCCTACAGAACCTGCTAGCGGATTATAAAATTTAGGAAATGAAAAACCACTTTCGAGTGGTTTTTTTTACATTGGAACTAGCCAGAAAATCAAAAATGCCAACGGCTCAAAATACTTAAAACAAATAGCCTTGGGCGTGTAATGTAATGAATATACTTGCTCTATCAAGTACAGGTGAGCTATCCCTTGTTGCAGGGGCCAGCCCATCACTAAAACTGGAATTTGATACTCACAGTTATCTTGCAAATACAGAAATCAATGTGGCCTTTTTTGCGAAAGTAACTAGCCCACGCGGTCCTGCAGATATTTCTATGCGTTTGGAAATACGTGATGCGGTAACAGGTGATCAAATTGTTACTGTTCAGGGATTAGTAGATGGAGACATTGAAAATTCTGCTTCTATTGTCGCTGTAGCTGATGCGAAAGAATATTTCGAGCGATTTGATTTATCGTTAGGTATTGATGCGTTACAAGCAATTCTCAAATCTAATGCTTATAACGAATCAAATAGCTTAGGTCGTGCATCAAAAACGTTGGCATTGGAAGACGAATCGTTACCGTCATTTAAACCAGATGAACTATATAAAATTCTGACAAGCCAATTAAGCACACCAGCATATCTGACTTTACCAAATCCTCATGATTTACCAATTTATGTTGCGGCTCAACGTGCAGCTACAAAATTACGTATTCCTTTGGATGCTGAAATCAACCCAACTTTTACAGCTGAGCAAGCAGCTCAATTTGCGACAAGCGTAGATGCTCAATCTCAGTTTGTTCAATTCATTTGGAGCCCGAACCTTTGCCGCCCATCTGATGCTGTCACGCTAAGAGGTCGAAAGGTACCAGCTTATTATTTGGGCCATTACATCGGCGATAAATTATTACGTAATGCAAAGTTAAATAAACAAGGCTTTGCGCCGTTAAAAAATGCAGTAGCTTGGAAAGATTATCCCTTTACAGCAAAAAACTTAAGCCAGATGCCGAATACTGATCTTGAAGATGAACAGACTCAAGAAATGTTGGCTAAGGCTAAAGTAAATGTAGTTCGCCCAGTTAAGTTTGAAACTACATTATTTGTATTAAGTGATGTGCTTACGCAATACCAAAGCAAAAATAGTGCTTTGCGTTTAGTTCCCGCCGCGGAGATTTCGGCTCGGGTTACGAATAAATGTATCGAGATCCTGCGGACTTATATGTTCCAAGCTACACCGGACTATATCAAAAAAGCTGGTGATGACATCCAAGAGTTTTTAGAAGGTGCTTCTAGTGAAACAACCGGTTGGTTGCAACCGGCTGAAGACCTAGGGGGTAAACCTTTTGAGTTCAGTTTAATACCTGACAAAGACTATCCATATGAGCGTGTACGACTCTATTTAGCCCATGGAGTTGTTGGTACAACTCGTGCCGCAATTTTTGATGACGACGTTTTAGTTAAATAATTTTATTAAGGATCTATCAAGATGAATCCATTTGGACCCACTACTGAAAAACCATTAACTTTACGTGCTTTTGATTCAGCAGCGGAGAATATTTCTACCGTTGTAAGTAAGGTTTCAAGTACTGATCGAGAACAGCAATCTGTGATTGAACAAGTACGACAAATTGCTCTGAACATTCTATCCGATACGGTAGATACAATCAGTGAAGGTAAGCTTGAAGAAGGTGAACTGGGCGTTGATCATTTAGACGCATTAATTGTCGATGCATTAGATGGTGCAGATGATGAAGACGGTATCTATGAAAACGCTTTGATGGCGTCTCTTTCCGATGCTTTCTTAACATTTGGCGTTGACGCTACTGATATTGAAGAGATCTTTAGTGATGATACAGAAGTTGCTGATGCGGCGTTAGAAGCAGCAGCCAATACAGTTCTTGCTAATATGCCAGACGAAGGCCCTGAACTTGAAGAACTGGTTCGTGAGTTTATTTTCGGTGAAGCAGATGAAACTGAAGAAGGTTTCGATTCAATGGCTAAAAAAATTAAAGCTCGAAATGGAGCATTTAGCCAACGGAAAGTAAATGGGCGAAAAATTCACTACCGTGGTGTGCTGGCTATTCGTCAAGGTGTCAAAACCGTTGTGAATAAACGATTACCTGGTCAAAAGGTCCGTTTAACTGCAGCACAAAAAGCTGGTATGAAAAAAGCTCGACTTCATGCTTTTACTGCAAATGCAATCAACAAGCGTTTACGTTCATTCAAAAAAGGTAAACGCTTAGGTATTTACTAATTACTCATAGGTAAGGTCATTTTTGGCTTTACCTATAATCCATTTAATTAAGGAAATACTCATGAATACAACTCAAATCATAGGTGAAGCGCCTGGTATTCAATATCAGAAAAAAACTGATAAAACAGAAATAAAGACCAATCAATCATTAACTGACACAATTATTATTGGTCGTTTTATGCGTGGGCGTTTTGATGCACCGATGACAATACATAAGGGTAATATCCGTGGTGAACTTGGTTATGAACCAAATAATCCTGATTATCGTTGTGTCCAAGATGCGCTAGATCGGGGTGTACCTTCATTACAGGTTCTGCGAGTACCACCAAATATTGGATAAGTTCTAAAAAGAAAGCCAGCTGTATAGCTGGCTTTAATATAAGGGGAGTTCCAGTAGGAACGTCTTAATTTAATGATATGCCCTTTCAGTTCACAGGTTCAAAAGGAAAGCGTTTTAATACTTTGCCAAGCTCAAGTACTTCATCCTTATGAAGAAACTCCCATAGCCCATTAAACTTTTCGCGTAGTTGCACGACATTAATGGGCGTGTGGTGTAGAGAATATTGCTGTACTGAAAGAGCGCCGTTTTCCTGAATCGAAATCCAGAAGTTTTTCGGACCTTTGGGAGATTGATACTTTAGCTTCTCACCTACATGCTGTGCTATTTCATAAGCTAGCGGATTTTCTAATGCTGGATACCGTGCAGCGAGATTATCTACAAATTTTTCTAAACGTTTAAGTGTATCTGTTTCGGTTGGGCCTAGCTCATGAAGTGGTATTGTCTCAAGATACTGCTTCGCATCATCAAAATGGATTGAAAGCAATTGGCTATATTTAGCAATTCCAAAGTGGCGATTATGACGTATCCACATAGAGGCTCTTAAACTTCGATCTTTTCCTGCACGACGATCGACGATTGCATGTAAAGCATGCTGTTGTTCAGGTGAGATAGCTTTTCTATGATTGATTACTTGGCCTTTTGTCCAGTAATTCCATAAGACATCATCACATTCGTTTTGGTACATGATGACAGTGTCACGAAGTTCAGGTTTTACTTTGTTAGGACTGATGGTGGTGAGCCAAGCAAGAAGTTTTCTTAGTGGTAGACAAACCATTTCCTGTAAGTCGCCAAGAGTAGGTATAACGATTTTCGTTATACCCCATCGTTGAGGATTGGCATTCAGTTTTGCTAATTGAGACTGCCAAGCTAACCCCATACCCTCAACAATAGGCTTCATGGGTGTATATGGCTGACCATCATGTTCCACCAAGTACAACTCAGCATTGTGGAAAGGTACGGTGATTTGAGTTAAAGTAGTCATGTCTAATTTCCTCTTAGAGATTGGATATAACCCCTTGTTTACTTTGATCGGTACAAGGGGTTCTTTTTATCAAGACCATATCCTGTCCTGATGAGTTAAATATAACAACTATTAAATATAATAGCAATTACGAGTATTAATAAAATTATATTTAATAGCAATTGTTCTTGTGATACACTGAACTAAATATTTTTTGGTATATCGTGATGGTTGAAAAAAACAATGTCGCAACTTTGCGAGAGCAAGCTGGTATGACAGTTTATCAATTAGCTAAACAATGCGGATTTATATCAAATAATCATGTGCTTAATAGGTATATAAAAGATGCAGAAGCAGGAAAACACATCAGTGTTTATCGTGCCTTACTCATTTACACCGAACTAAAAAAAGCTGGTGTATGCGAGAAGTTTGAAGATGTCTTTTGGCTTGAATGTGATGATAAAGATATCGAAAACTAAAATATTTTTCTTGTGGAGTTGGAACTAACTAACTTCTAAGCTTTCCTCATTGTAAATAATGGCTTTATTCAATGAATAGGGTCATTATTATGTCCAAAGCTTTAGCTTATGCACCGGCAGTAAATACAGCTAGAACAAAGTTGCCCAGTACTGAATCAGATCCTTTCTATTTTAGGCACATTACAAGAAAATCAGTTATTATGAAAATCATAACAACTTGATTAACTATTTGTTTTAACTTAACAAACTGAGAAGCCCAATCTAAGCCAATGCCATCAACGATATGCTTCATGGGTGTGTATCGGGGTGTACCTTCAGTACAGGTTCTGCGAGTACCACCAAATATTGGATAAAAAGCTGATTTAAAAAGCTACCTTTTAGGGTGGCTTTTTTATTAAGACCTATTAAGTGGTTGTTAAACAGGTCTTGAAACAGATCTTCAAATTGTTTATATTGAGTTAACCCTGTAGCAAACTTAACTTTCTGAGGACGGTTCTAATCAATTGGCTACAAATTGATGTAGGACACATCAAATGAGAAACGTCATGAACCACATAATCCATAGTCGATTTGTGGCTAGTGTTTCTGAATTAAAAAAGAATCCTACAGCAGTTGTACAAAATGCTTTTGGCGAAGCAGTAGCTATTCTGAATAGAAATAATCCAGAATTCTACTGTGTTCCGGCAGCAATGTATGAACGCATGATGGATCTAATTGAAGATCAGGAACTAATTAAACTAGCCGAGCAAGTTGATACTGACGAAACTGTGAAGGTATCTATTAATGAGTTACGAGCTAGAGTTCTCAAAAACAGCTCTTAAAAAGTTTGACAAACTTAACCCACAAATCGCTGAGCAGTTTATTCGTAAGCTGGAAGCAATCCTAGATAACCCTAAGATACCGAAGAATAAGCTGAGAGGATCAGTTGATCTATATAAGATTAAACTGAAATCAGCAGGATACCGCCTTTTATATCAAGTCAAGGATGATGTAGTCGTAGTTCTTGTTCTTGATGTAGATAGGCGAGATGTTATCTATAAACAGATGTGATATAGCCCGCTTTTGCGGGTTTTTTATTAATATAAAGTCAGTTTTCTAAAATGGAACTGATTAAAAACCAATAGCAAAAACATCCTTAATCTTGTTGCATAAATCTGCATTTTGAGCATCAAAATTATGCAACAATCTAATCCGATTTTACTAAATCAGCTTAAACAAGATTCCATTGCTCTACAGCAACTTGGTTCACCATTATTAGCGTGTCAGGGGATGTTTGTTCCTCGTGGCATGGAAGACCTTCGCTTCTTATTTAAAAGTTGCCCACGGCCAATTGTGAGTAATGAAGATCCAGCAGAAGTTCAATATGCGGGTGGATTTACTGGAATTGTTGCTGGTCCCCCGAAAACCCATTACACAGGCAACCTTCAAATCCTAGTAACTGAAGCAGGGCATGATCAACTATTAGCTGAATATGTCGTAGCTAGTGGTGGAATCATCCATGGTGATTATTACGATGGCCGTTTAGGTAGTTTTACCCGTTCTTATGCACTTGAAAACTGTGCTATACGCTTTGAGTCAGCTGAGTATGATTCAGATAGCCGATCTCAAGTTATGACAGTTTCTTGCCCAATCGACTATAACTACTTTGGTAGCTTCGCAAACATTGGTACCAACGGCAGTATTCAGCCGGGTAAAAAAGAAATTGATGGTACAGCTGAACTTGTGAATCGCGTTCAGCAGGTAATCAATACTGCTCAACAAGCTGTACGCAACTCAACGATTAATGCGACATCACGTACATTAGGCAATCTTTTCGGGTAATGGCTATGAAGTTATTACCTGAATCTGAAGGGTATGCTGTAGTTGCTGGTTCTATCCAGCAACTTTCAGAAGAACTCTATAAAGAATATCAATTATCGGGCTATTCAATTTTGCTTGATGATATCGTGAAAGCATTTTTAGATGAGGCAAAATATTATGCCGGATGGGCTGTTTTAGATTGTCAAACTAAAGCTACCACGAGTATTGAACTGAATGAAACTATCGAACTTAGCGGTGATGAGTACGTAATCATCCAACCTTTAGTAAAAGCTCACTGTGATCTTTTGCAAGCTAGATTGGTTGAAGCTACTCGTGGGCTCGGAGTCGAAAGTTATGGGCTATCTGTATCAGAAGCTCAACAGAACTATAATGAAAAGAAAGACGCTTTGCCTAAACTTGCGTTTTGTATGGCCCCAATGAGTTTTAATTTTAACTTGGGGAACCGTTAATGCAAATCACCATTGTATCTGCGGGTAAAATTATTCCAGCGTCTGAGCTGATTAGTGCAACTTTAAGAACTGATCTCGTACCTATTCCCGCATCTATTGAGTTCACAGTTCAATCTACTACTGAATTAGACTCCCTTTTAAAAGAAGGGGAGCTACTTACTGTAAATGACATATCTCATCCTTTCGAACTTATCAAAGTTACCCCTCTAAAAACTCAGACTATTAAACAAGATCGGCGAGTAGGTGGCATCTCATGTATTGGTATTTTGGCTGGTTGTAAAAGACTTATCGAATATTCAAAGCAAGCAATTATTAGTAATGAAACTTCTTTTAATTCAGTAATTCGAGCTTGTGGTGCAACGATCAGTCTGGGCAGTGATTTACCTTTGCCTAAATTTGTTTGTTTAAAGGGTAGTATGCCTACACAGCGCTTGGCTCATTATCTGCAACAAGAAGCAGCTGTAATTTGCTTTCAAAATAATAAAGTGTCTGCTCAAAAAATTGATTCTTTCTTCAAAAAGGAACCTATCACAAAACTAGATCCTAGCAGTGTCGTTTGGATATCAAGTAAACCTTTGGAACTGATGCAAAAATCATCTTTTGTCACAGTTGAGAATAACGGTTCAACGGTTGTTGGTGATGACTCAATAACCCCAGGCCACACTGTGACGCAAAGAGCTGGTTTAGATGCCCGACAAGTCAAAAACTTGGAAAAAGTTTTGATCATGCGTGGGACCATTATTAGACCACTAAATTTGAAATGGAATGCAGGCGATATATTCGAAATAGATAGTAAGAAGTATGTCGTTCTAACTGCTGCACATCATATAGATACAGGCGCAATCGGGGGATCAATGGGGACTTCATCAAAGTTCTGGATTGCTAATTTGTAGGTCAAATATATGAATGGTTTAAAACGTGCAAAGATTTTAAGTTACAACGCAAAAGGTCGTACTGCACAAGTACACATTCATGGTTTAACTGATGGCGCGAGTGAAGGAATTACAGCAACTTTTGCGTATCCAGTCGGCGATAGTGATTTAGATACAGAAATTCAAATTGTGGATGGGGAAGACGTCTATGTCTTCTTTGAAAATGGTAATGAAGAACGTCCAGTAATCCATAGTTATGTTAGTCACGGAGACGGCGCGATTGTAGGTGTGCGCCGTATTCGACAAGACAATATTGAATTTATCTCTAAAGAAAATTTAAAAGTAGATTCTGGCACAACCGTTTCGATCAAAACGCCGTTAATGAATGTACAAGCTAATACTCAACAAACTGGTAATAGCACATTAACGGGAAATAGCACTGTAGTGGGTAATACTTCAGTAGCTGGCAATAGTTCTGTAGCGGGTAGTATGGCCGTTGGCACAACGCTTACGGTTGCGGGTGTGCCTATTGACCCTAAAGCTATTGAGGGTGCATTTAAAGACGCTCTTGATAAGTTAGAAGGGCTTAAGGACGAATTAAAAGAACAAGGGGAAAAGATTGAAAATAACGAGCAAGCTAATCAAGCGATTGAAGAAAAAGTAAAAGAAGTAGAAAAGTTAATTGAAAATATTAAAGATTCTGATGCCTATAAATTGCTTGAAGAAGGTATTAATCACATCGATGAAGAAGTGCAAAAAATACATGATCAAGTAAAAGAAGTTGGTCAAATTGCACAAAGTAAGGTTGATGAAGTAAGAGCTTATATTGATCAAGAAATTATTGATACTAAACAGATTATTGAGCAGCATGTAAGTGATGCCAATATTCGTTTAGATGAAGCAAATCAACGTATTGATCAGTCTATTCAAGCGAATGAAGCGCTGGTTGCAGATGCTCAGCAACGTGCAATTCGTGCTGAAAAAGAACTCGATGACAAAATCGGATTTATTAAAAGAGAAACAGATTCAATCATTGCTGATGTAAGAAGTGATGCAGATGAAATTCGATTAGTCGCAGAAAACGCAAAAAAAGTAGCTGATCAAGAAGTTCTAGACCGTAAAAAACAAGCTGCTGATACTCTTATTTTTATTGATCAAACTAAGGCCGCCTTAAAACAAGACATTGATCAAAACTTAGTAAAAGCTGGTCAAATGATTGATGATGCTAAATTAGCATTAGGTGAAGAAACTAATACACTCATCAATCAAAAAATTGAACCTATTGTTAACCAAACTGAAGCTGCAGTTAAAAAAGTTGATCAAGTTGCAGCCCAGTATGTTGACCTTGATAAGAAAGTCGATTCGGGTTTTCTAGCTGAAGCTGAAGCACGTGCAAATGATAAAGAGGCATTAACAAAAAGTTTTGAGCTTAAGTTTGCTGAAATGCAAACTGAATTGGGTAAATCAAATGCCCTAATTTCAGAAGAAATAAAAACCCTTGCTGCTCAAGATAGAGCTTTTACTGAACAAATTAGTACTGCCCAGTCTCAAATTGGTGATAACAAAGCCGCAATTAATAATGTTGAACGTACAGTAGTTGATCTTGGTAAATCTGTTGCTGAAAAGACTGATCAAATTCAAGCAAGTTTAGATACCACTAATGCAAGCTTGTTAAATGCTACTGAGTTAGCGCGAATGCAATCACTTGGTAAGCCTTTGCGTGACGATCCTACATTTCTATCCGGGAATGGGGGGTTAAGCGCATATGTTGTACCTTCAGGTTCAACGTTTACTAGACAAGCTAAATCTACTGATAACCCAGTAAATAGTACCCATGAGATGCTATTAAGATCCACTGCTTCTCTAGGTGGTGGCTGGTATCCGACTGTTCCAACTCTTGTTGCTGCTCCTAATAAAACGTTTTTAATAAAACAAATTATTAAAATGCCTAAGGGCACTTATTTATTACCAGTTGGCAATGCTACAGGTACGGGTGGTTATTTACGTGTACTTGGGAATAAGGAAGGAACAGGTAAGTTTGAGGTTTATTACTCTGTTGTTCAGTGTGGCTATGATGCGCCTGCAGCTATCCATGGGCATTTCCGTGTTATTGCTGGCACTAATCCACCTTTACCAAGCACAGCAAACCCAGTGGATGTAATCCTTGCCGATTATGAAGTCTGGGACATTACTGCACTTAATGACACCATTCCAAAAGCATGGCGTGATCAAATTACTGGAAATGCTTCATATATCGAAAAGGTTGAATCATCTGTAAAACTTGTTGATGAAAAGCTTGTTTCAGAAGCAAAAAAACTTGAAGAACTAAAAACCGACTATAATTCGAATAAAACTAAAACAACGTCAGATTTAGCAACAATTGCTCAATCAGTTTCTGATGGTGATAAAGCCTTATCTTTACGCATCGACCAAACGAAAGCAGCTCTAGAAGAGGCTGATCGGAAATCTAATGCAAATATTCTAGAAGTTACTGAGTCGCTCGCCGAATTTGAACAGTCTACTACTTCAAAATTTAGTGAACTTGATACAAGTATCTCTAAAGAAAATTTAAAGGTACAAGGGCAAATTACTGATGTTCAAAAAAGTGTTTCAACCCTAGAAAGTAATACAAATACAAGAATAAATGGCCTTTCATCATCACTTAAAACTACTGATGACATTGCTAAACTAGCTTTCGATAATGCAGCAGAGGCGCAGCAAACAGGTACAACGGCGGTAAAAGCTACCGAAGCACTTTCTCAAAATCTTTTAAGCTTAAAGTCACAAACGCAAGTAACGTCGGGTGTACGTGCTGTTGTAACGTCAAAAGGAATTGATGACTGGACACGTTGGCGAACCACTGGTGAAGCGAAAGTAATTCAAGATGCTGATGCATTTGGTGGCTATATTCTTGAGCTTGGGAATAATGCCGGTAATGATGAGGCATGGGTTCACTGGAATGAGTTTGTAAAGATTAATCCAGATACGCTTTATCGGGTACGTGCTCGCTTCCGCCGTGTAGCAGGGGAATCTGGAACTATTTACCTTGGGGTTGCATGTAAAAATGCAGACCAAAGTAAATACGTAACGACTACAAACTCCCTTGCAGGTGATATGGGATCTTCTAACTACTTATTGTCGGCCGTTAAGCCTAATTTAGGTGAGTGGCAAGAAGTAGTTCTATACATGAAAGGTAAGTCTACTGGGGCGGCAACTGGTTTAGGGACAATTGATAATCCACGTACTTTCCCAGCACAAGCTGAATATTATGCCCCAATGTTTACTGCAAACTACAATTTCCAGACAGGAATTTGTCAGCTTAATTACATTATTGTTGAAGATAACAACTCTTTAGCTTCTGCAAATGATGCAACAGCAACTGCAAATGATTTATTCAAAACAGCAACTAACAGAACAGAAGCTGAAGCTGAAAGAACCAGTAAGCTTGAATCAAGAATGCAGAATGCTGAAACAGGTATTCAGAGCAACGCTCAAGCATTATTGAAAACAGCTACAAAGAGTGATCTTGATAGCGCCATGGGGCGTGTGGCGACTGATATTACAGCTGCAGTGAATAACATTAAGATTGGTGGTGTAAACGCCGTAGCTAATTCAGAAGCGCCTCGAACATCCACAGCAGCAACAAGCCGTGAATACTTAATGTATGAACGTAGCAAAGAGTTGAAAGCTTTTTATGACGAAAACTTAGATAAGCCGGTTACCATTTCATTTGAAGTGAGTGTACCTGTTGCCGGTTCGGTTCAGGTTTACTCATCTAATGGTTCTGCCCACTTTTTCGCAACTTCAGTTACAGTAACTAAAGCAAATGAATTTCAAAAATTTGCAGTGACGGTTTTTCCTAAATTAAACACTGGCAGTTCAACTGAATCTACAATTGAGTTTTACGGTACATATGGCACGGGGCGAATTCCTACAATTCAAAAATTACAGATCGAAGCTGGTAATAAAGCTACAGCGTGGAGCCCAAGCCCACGGGATACTCAAAGTTCATTAAATGCTAATGCGGAAGCGATTAAAGTTACTCAAGCTGAAGTGAAGAAGCATGGTGATACTTTATCGTCTCAAAGTTTAGATATTTCAAAACTTAGAAATGATCTAACAATAACCAACACCGAAGTAAGTAAAAAAGCCTCAACTGAAGCATTACAAACCACAAATTCTCAAGTATCTGAACAAGCTGGACTGATTAAAGCTGTTACAGAACAGGCGAATACTTTATCTGCAAATCTTAAAAAGTCCGCACCGGCTGGTACGAACTTGTTGATTAACTCTAATGTAGTTGGAAACTACGATGGCATTTCATATCCTCATTTACGCTATAAGCTTGGTGAAGACTGGGAAGTAGGAGCAAAGTACACTCTTCTTTGGTGTGCAGAGCATACACGTGGTGCTGGTGACACTAACTCAAATTTAGCTGTATATGCTGGTGGAGGAAGTCAGTTTTTACAGCAGGTTATTAACACTTCAGGTAAGGTAATAAGCAAAATTACTTTTACGAAGACTTCAGCTGGTACCGCCAAAGAAGTTAACTTTTATATGCTTAGCAGACCAACTGCAGACAAGCAAAGTGTTGGTACTGTGTATTGGGCTGTATTGGTTAAAGGTGAATTCATAACTACAGATAATTGGATTGCAAGTCCTTACGACTTCAATGCAGCATTCGATCAAGTATCAGCAAATTTAAATGAATTTAAACAAACGTATGTTACTGAAAGTACTGCTTTAGCTAAAAAAACTCAAAACTTAGAATCAACAATTAATGATCCTGTAAATGGTTTGGCAGCACAGGCTAAACAAATTTCAGACCGGATGACTAAATCTGATGTTGATAGCGCAATATCAACTACAACCGAAGCTTTGAAAACAAGTATCGGTGGAAAGGCTTTTGACAACATTGTGGTCGGGGGGAATGTCGAAAAAAGCAAAACGGGTGGTTATGTACAAATATCATATCCCTTAGCAAAAAGTTTAAATGCACCTGGTATTACTGTTACCGTCAGAGCAAAAGTTACCTTTGATAATGGAGGGAACAATGCAGCCAATTTGCGTATATATATTGGCGGAGCTAATGTATTTAATGCAGATGCGCCTATTTTTTCAGCTAGTAAAGACATTTTCGAATTTACCTTAACTACAATTGCTAGAACAGACTCAACGGTTGTTAATTTTGCTTGTTTTCCAAATTCGTCAGCAAATGCTAATGCCACTACTACAGTGCATTGGGTAGAAGTTTTTGAGGGTAATAATAAAGCGTTAAATGATAAGGTAAGTACTTCAACTCTAATTAAGGATTACTCTTCTAAAGCAGATACTGCTCAAGCAATAACTTCTGCAACTGAAACCCTTGAAGCTAAATTTCGTCAAAAATTTGGTGATCTATGGACTAACAGTTCAGCAACTCTTGATAGTACTCGTTATACAAAAACTGAGACTAATCAAGCGATTGCAGAGGAAAGTAAAATCATCAAAGCCGCTATTTCAACTAGTGGTGGTGATAATATTATTAAAAATGGTGATTTCTCAAGCCCTTTAGGCACCTTAAATTGGCGTCAAAATTCTGCTGTGGCAGGTAATCTACTTGAAGTTTATAAAGATTCAAAAGGTGCTACTTGGGGGCACTTTAAATCTACTGATACAACTACATACTTTAAAGGGTTTATTGAAACTCTGACATTGGCAGATGGTTTAGAGATGAATCAGAAGTACACATTGTCATTTAAAGCAATGTCGTTGACAGCTGCACAGACTCAAATTTTATTAATTATACACCGTCGAGATTCATCAGGTAGTAACAACCAAATTGGTACTACATGGAATAACATTTCGACTGATAAAGAAACATTATGTACTTATACCTTTGATACAAATATTATTAATTTACAGCATATTAACTTAATTTTATATTCGCAAGTAGGTTTTGCTCCTGACTTTTTAATTAGAGAAGTGCAACTTGAAAAAGGTGAGTTAGCCACTGGTTTTAGAAAAAATCCTCGTGAACTAATTAAGGATCTTGAAGCTAATGCTTCTGCAATTGAGGGTACTAAAGCGGATGTTCAAAAAAACGGTGAGAAGATTACTTCACTTGCAGAGAATTATGCGACTTTAAAATCTACTGTAGACAATAATAAAACTGCTGTAGATGGTAAGTTTCAGGAAATTAATTCAACTATTAGTGATAATCAACAGAACACCACACAGTCTATTAATAACTTGGAATCAAGTTATAAACAATTAAATCAGGACCTTGGTCAAGTTTTCAATTACCGTGTTTATTCATGTGGCTGGAATGGCTTTTTCACAGGGATTAAAAACTTAAAGGGTGAAATCAAATCAGTAGCTTCAGCTCGTGGTTTTTCAGTACATGTTTTAGCAGCTGATGGTTCTATTGCTTCTTCAACTAGATATGATACTTATGCAGCTGTAGCAAATGCTACGGCAATGAGTAACGCTATTGCTGCGATTCCAAATGACACCTTTGTTATCGTTACAAACTACGACAGTATTGGGGTAAACCTAGCACCAGTTAAGAATGCACTAATTTCATTAGGTGCCAATCCATTCACACTTGATCAAATAACGGGTCGGGATGCATACATTTTAGTTGGTCAGAAGGGGATTGGTTCAGGTCGTGGTATAGAATTGCATGCAACACCAGATACTGGACCAAATGGGGCTAAGCAAATCATGCTTGCAGTCCAAGTAGTTAGTGGTATCCCGATTGGTCTGGCAAACAATAGTGGAAACTTACAAAAGGTTTTAGAAAACCACGCACAAATTCTTCAAGAAAAAATTACAAGATCTGATGCGAAAGAAGTATTTGCTGAGGAAATCAAAGTTTTTAAAGCACAACTTGATACTTTACGTTACTCAGAAGAGAACTGGATTTTACTTGGTGATGATACTAAAAATTTAAGTATTTCTACTGGTACAAACCGAACTGTAGCTGTTTGGGAACTGCAATATAAACACAAGGAAATTCCAATTGATAAGGGTGATCCAATAGTTGCGAGAATCAAATACACAGCAACTGCAGGATTAGTTGGCGCTACATGTAGTATTCAATTTCATGGTGCAACTTATAGTGTTGGGTTGCCTTCGTTTGTTGTAGCTGCAAGTGGTGAAATAGAACTTACTGGTATTTTCCCATCTGATTTAAAAGCCTCTGCTTTTGAAGCTATTCCATTGGGTTTACGGTTTGATAATGCTCCATCTGGTGGAACATTTACTGTAACTAATATGTTTATTAGCCGGGGTAATTCAGCGCCAAATTTTAAGGGCGGATTTAGATCGTCTCTTAAACAAAATGCTCAATTTGTTGAAGATACTTTTATCAAGGCTGATGTAAATAAAGGGGTTATAGCTCAGCAAATTCAACAATATGATGCAACTGTACCTGGTGGTTTATCTTCTGTAGTAAAAACAACAAAAGCTACAGCTGACCAAACATCAAAGGATCTAGCTACACTTAGAAATACTGAAATTTCTCAGCTTCAAACAAGTACAAATAATCTTGGTTCCGCATTAGAAAACACAACAATGCTGGCGATGATGATTACTAATGGAAAATTGTTGCAGGGAGACGTAAATTTCAAAAAAGGTAACAATGGTGTATCTGTCTATAACAATGCCGGCAATGGGAACGTGACAGTTACTCGTGTCGCGAAAAGTGCTGATAACCCAACTACATCAACCTATGAAATTGAAATTAAAACCATTGGTGCTGCCAGCCCAACATGGGGTGGATTTGTTCAACTCGTTTATGGCCGTGCAAATGCTGTTTTTGTTATCAAGTATTTAATCAAGCTACCAGTTGGATATAAATTGGTGAATGCTGGTAACGCAATGGGGACAGGGGCAATTGATCGATTCATTGGCAATACTGAGGGTACAGGCAAATTCGAAACATATATTCGAATGATTAAATGTGGTGCTGTAGGTTCTTTCTCTAACTCAGGACATGTTTATGTGGCGGGAGGATCTACACCAACAGCTACTGCGCCTTTAGTTTGGACCTTAGCCCAAATCGAGCAATATGACGTTACTGATTACGCTTCAGCTGACCCGACTTTACAGGACTTTGTTTCTTCAGCCACAGACTCTATATCAACATTAACGAACTTCAAAGAAACTTGGGCTGCCAAACTTACTGAAATGTCTTCAAAATTAGACAGTAAAAACGGCGCTTATATTTTGAATGCGGATATAACAAATACTAATGTTGAGCGTGCAATTGCAGCATCTTCACAGAAAATTACTTCTGAATATACCAATGCTATGAGTGTGCAGCCATTGAGTTCAGGTGCAGGGAAAATTTTCGTTAAGCCTTTAACTTGGCGTCAAGCAATCACTACTTCGGGTACATTGGTTATTAAGACACCAATTACAGTTGGTGCGTACATGACCAAGGTTAAAATTTCTGGTTATAACTACAATAACAAAGAAGATAATATTTTCGATCTGGATTTGGCATTTTATGCATATACGTCAACAGTGCCATTTTATTCGAATATGACCTCTCGTTCTTTTGGTATCACTTTAGATGAAAGTAATGCTACGACTAAAGGTCTAGCTTTAGCTTTAGATAGCAATAATAAGGTGTGCATCTTAATTACCAAAAAATATGCTTGGTCTTACCCAGCAATTACAGTTGAGTCGGCCACTATTACTCATACAAATCCGCCAGATTACTTTAAAGATGGCTGGACGGCGGCCATTGAAACAGATTTATCAGTTTATAAGTCAGTTACGCCGTTTACAGTGACTTCAATGATGGAAACCACTGCAGGTTCACAAGCCAAAGTGGATGTTCCAATGGCTCAGTTAAGTGATATTGCTGCTGATAATAAACTCACACCAGTTGAGAAAAAACAGGCGAAGTTGGTTTGGGATACACTTTATCAAACTGATGCAAGCTTGCGAGCTGAGGCAGTCACTTATGGTATATCTTCTGCTGCTTATGCCACGGCATTCAGTACTTTAAATACATATTTGGCATCTTTATTCGCAAATATGAATGTAACTAGTACGATTGACCGAAACCAGTTCATTACAAACTTTGCTAACGTTCACAATGCACGACAAGCATTAGTACGTGCAATATCGGAGAAGGCTAAAGAAATAGCTGATACTGCCAAGGATATAGCTTCTACTACAAAAGCGACATTAGAGCGTGATTACATGACGTCTACCAAGACGAATGAAGCAATCGCATCTTCAACAGAAAGAATGTCTGCACTGTATTCTGCAAATGGTCAAAAGATCATGGCATCAGTACTAGAAACATGGCAAAAAGATTGGTTAGTAAAAACTCCAAGTGGAAATAAGCCTGAACTTAGTTTAGTAGCAGATGCAACTTGTCGTGGAGGATATGCATTAAGAATTGGTAATAACGTAGGTAATGATGAAGCCTGGTTAAATTGGTTCACATCTTTGCCTATCGATGACAATAAATATTACCGAGTTAAGTATAGATTCCGCCGTGTAAGTGGTACCGGAGTTGTTTATGTTGGTGCGACCTGTCAAAACGCCAATAAAACAAAATATATTGCTCAAGATAACTCTGAAATCAATGATATCGGTTCAAGTCACTATTTAGTCGCAGGTACCGCACCAGCGTTGGGAACTTGGATAACCGGTACTGCTTATTTTAAGGGGCGATCTGCTGGTGCAAGTGCAGGTGCTGGCACTCTACTAAGCCCTAAAACATTTGCTAATAAAGCTGCTTTCTTTACACCAGTATTCATTGGTAACTATTCCGGTAAAGCTGGTGAAGTGGATCTAGACTTTATAGATATTGAAGATGCTGACAACATTGCTGATTTTGAAAATTTCAAAACCACATATACAACTGATGTGGGGGCATATGCTGGTGCTTTACAAACTTTGGTTTCTGTTTACGGCCAAAATGCTATCAAGCTTAAATCACAAGCTGATTTGATCGATGGTGTGAAAGGTAAGTATGTAATGGGAATGGACAATAATGGTGTGTTCTCTGGAATGTCTATGGTCAGTGAGCAAACGAATGGAACTGTGCTCAGTTCTATAGGTTTCCAAGCGGATAAGATTTTCTTCACAACCGGTACTTCTTCTACTAAATATATGCCGTTCATAATCCAAGACAATCAAGTTGTGATGAACAGTGATGTATTTATTAAGAATTTGACAGCCGCAAACTTTAAGGCCAAGTCTCTTACAGCTGAATTATTCAATGTTGACAAGTTAAGTGCCATAACTGGTGAACTTGGGACTTTAATTACTTATAAAGATCCTAGTCAGCCTCAAAAAGCAAGAATGGTCATTTCAGGGACCGCTTTAAAGTTATATGACGATAACAATATTGAGAGAATTTATATTGGTTTATAAATGGCTACATTCTTATTAAGGGACCTCGGTGGCAACGTGGTCCTTGATCTAACATCTAATCTTAGTATGTATACAGAAACGTTAAGTGTTGTCCTCCCGAAAGGTTCATCTATGGACACAATTGTACGAAAACTAGATACTGCTGAAAATCATCCAAGATGGTGGGCTTATGTAGCTTCTGGTGAAGTGTTATCTGCCAATAGTGCTGTAGTTGAGTCTTATTCAAATGGTATGGGATGTGCCATTTTGACTAAAGCTATGGCTATTGAGGCTAAGCTGGGCGATAAGATACTTAATCAAATGGATGATACTTCATCTTATTTATTAATTTATGATTGTAGAGCTTATTACAATACAGCTTTTCAGCAAACGGTTAGTATTCATATAGGTAAATGCTAATGGCTGAATACATCAAAATTCTCAATGATAATAAAGTGACAATAATTGACGACAGCTATAGAAACTTTCACCTTATAAATAAGTTTGTTAGGGAAGTCGCTTCTTCAGACCCATTACCTCCTGCAGTGCTATCTGTATCTGGTTACGTTAAGTGTCATGTTTTGAATGTTACATCTTTACAAAGACCAATTGTGGTATTTACAGGCGTTTCTGTGATGCAGGTCAGATATGAAGAAACTTCCACAAATAATTGGAAAATAACTGTAATTTTTGACACCTTAGACGACCAAGGAGGATTTAAATATAAGAATACTTTTCCTTTTACAAAAGCAACTTATTATGTATTTGGATTAATTACTTTATTAGAAAGTGGTCATTCGCCAAAATTACTAATTAAGAATGGTAAAGGTGAGATTGTATTTTCTAACTCCCACAATCCTTTAAAAGTAGTTAAAGCAGAAACTTTTTATTTAAAAGGCAGTGCAAATTATTTTAGCTCATGGTTATCAGATATACCTGATTATAATGCTAATAAGACTTATGGCTTGGCTTTAGCTTGTCCAGCTCATTATGAATATTATTGGGGAGCTGGTGGTTTGAGTTCTTATATGCATTCATACTGTACTATAAAGACTAACTCATATAGTGATCCAACTTTCTCAGGTAAGATTCTTCGGGGATATACGATACTAGCTAATGGTATGAATACTTCAGCTAGTCTCTATTCTCCATTTCATAGTCATTTAATAGTTGATATTACTGGCTATTAAAAAGCCCCTTATTAGGGGCTTTCATGTTTAAGCAGGCTGATCATTAACTGGTGGTTCTTCTACAAATGTGTAATTTACTGCTACCGACCCAGTCTCTAAATCCCAGCCTAGATTTAATGTTTTGAAAGCAGGACGGTTGTTAAAACGTTGAGCATTGACGATGTCTTGGGTTTTTTGAGCTAATTCAATATCCAAAGCATTAAATACTTTAACTTCGGCCATGAGCTTTTCCTCTAATTAGATAAGAAATTTGTTCAGATAGAATTGCATGCAGTTAATTAATGGAATCTGTACGGTTCCAATTAACTTTGGAACCCATCTAAAAGTTAAAAATTATTAGTCATCAAAATACTTAATTATTTAGGTATTTTGGCTTAGTTATGTCTTCTCGGTTCTTATCGTTGTTACTCGGTGAAAATGTTAATTCATATGATCAGCAATTTGATACGTCTAATCAGGATGCAACAGCGCAGCTATATGAAACTATGGCTCCGTTTTCACTTGGGACTAACCAAACCAAAGCCAATAAGAAGCGTACTCGAAAAGAAATTCTTACTAAATGGGAGAGAATGTTACGCTTTGCACCTATCGCAGAGGGTATGGGGATTCATGTTTCTGCAGCCTTAGGCGGAGATTCTTATAGCGGCCAACAAGTCTTTATTACGCCCGCAGAACGGTTAAAAAAGGCGAATGGACCAGCAGCTGAAAAACTAAAAAAACAACTAGATGAGCGCCGTGTAAAGATGGAAAAGCTGATCAATAAGTATTTAAGCAAGCTAGCCCGAGATGCAATTTCATTTGGTGATTCTTATGCACGTATTTACGGGAAAAAAGATCAAGGTGTAATTGACCTCGTATGTAATGAGTATACTTATCCACCATTAATACAACCTTTCGAACAAGGCAGTAAGACTGTCGCCTTTTTTTGTTTAGATCCTCGTAATTGGCAAAAAACTATTACCAAACTGAATACTATTCAAATGGTACGTTTCAAAATGCCCCGTATGAGCAATATTGCTCAATATGAGCTTGTAGAAACTGGTCTAGTCACGAAAATGTTAGAGGGGGATGATCCAGATGAGCTACCTATCTTACCTGCGCATTTGGGCGGCTCATTCCTTTACGAAATTGAAGACATTTATGATGATGTAATCCTTGCTTTGGCATCTATGAACAGCCAGCAAATTGCAGATACCGTAAATCAGATGTTCTTGACAGTAAATATGTCGGGAATGCCGCCAGCACAACGTCAAGCTTATATCCGTGGTTTAGAAGGTTTACTTAAAAATCATGAGGCTTATGTCCGTGATGCTTTATCAGGTGGAGAAGCAGTTTGGAATACTGCTTTTCACATGCTTCCGGTATTTGATGAAAAACAAGTTCTAAATCCAGTGGGTGATATCAAGAATCAACGAAGCTCACCTATTAATATTGAACAGTTCATGATTAATGTCCGTTTGCTGATGGGTGGAATTGGTCTAGATCCAAGCATGGTCGGTTGGGCTGATATGTTAACTGGTGGTATAGGAGAAGGTGGAGCATTCCATACTTCTGCACAAATCATGCGTAGGTCACAAGATATTCGAACAGCAGCTTCCGAAGGGATTAATCAAATTCTTCATTTGGATTGGGGGTTTGCTTACAACGAACAATTTGAGCCTGAAGATTACCCTTGGCAAGTTGAATATTATTCAAACCAAACTGCAGCAGCTACAGAAGAAATCAACAATGCTCAATCAAGAATGAATACAACATTACTTAAAACACAAGTAATCGCATCATTGAAAGAATCAAATTTAGATGAAGATATTATGGCGTACATTCTTGAGCGCGATACAGGTATGAAATATGAGGAAGCATTAACATTAGCTGAAAGTATTGCTAAGAGCCGTAAATTTCCAGAGGATGAAGAATAATGGCTTTCTTTGAATACGAAACGCAGAATAAAACTATAAATAACAGTTTTGGAAACGTTTTAAATCCGTTTAAAGAACGTTTTGCTAAGAATCCTGTCTTGTGGTCTGGGCTAACTGTTGATCGAGCTGTTTCACATTATCAGGAACTTTACGCATTAGGGACACTTTCAGCGGCCCATTTTGGAATTGAAATTCGCCCGTACCGTGCAAACAGTAAAATTGCTCAAGCAAATATTCCAATTTTTGATCCTTCAAACAAAGTTGCTTGGTTAGCCAATAATGTAGATGTATCACTACTAGATGCCCAAACCGATGCAGTGCATGTGGGGCATTTTCAACTCAACCATGTAACTGGTAATGCTTCAAATGAGTTGAGCATTTCATTTATTGAGACTAAAGAAGCAGCTATTGCGAATAGTGCTAAAGCTATAAAAGAAATAATGTTTAATAAAGATGGTACTCAGTCGCCACCAATTGAATACTTAATGAGATTAAAAATATATGCTTTTGATAAAGCTGCAAGAAATCAGAACCAATTTGAAATTGAGCATCTAGTTTCACTTCAAGCAGGCAATTTGCCCCTTGATGCCTCTAATAAAGCACATGCCATTGTTACTTTAAATTTCATAAAAATGTTTCCCAACTTAAAATAAGCTATGGAACTCATTGCCTTTATAGATTCACCTAATTGAGAAAATATCCTCAAACTAAAATGAGGATAACTCCGTGAGTGTTAAATCAATTTTCATTCAAACATACGCACCACATCAAAGCCGATTAGTACATGGTTTTGACTCCATGGTGAATAGTGGTGCTTGTTCAATTGGGTTTATTAAGGGTGATTACCGTCAAATTAATGCTTTAGTCACTGAAGATTACACGGAAAATGATTTCTGGCGTGTTGTAAATTTAAAAGGTAAAAAGGGTGGGATAGATGCGTTTGATTCTGTTGCGGTTTTAGGCGCTATCGATGACCAGCATGCAGCTGATTTAGCGATACTGCAATTTGGCCGAATGTTTGATGCTTGTGTTACAGATGTTATTGAAACAAATCAATTTGGACTTAAGCGCCATTTATCTTCACAACAATTTAATTTGACGGGTGCAAAACCGATTCAAAGATGGCAACTAGAACAATTACAAAATGTTGTCGCAGCTGAAAAACCTGAATGGGATGGAATCAATTTAATTTCTCATGAGGGTGATACTTCTAAGTTGTTATTAGATATGCAACGAAATGATGATCACAGCCAATTATTAAGTAAATTTGATGGGTTACCTACGCTTTTATCTAGTCTAGGCGTCGAAGAAGCGCATTATGACTCTATTATCGTTGATTACCAGCATTTAGAGCAGCTGTCTGCAATTTTGCATCACTCTATGGATCAGTTTTCAAAAACTGGCGTCAAAATCGTTAACGTTACGGAAAGTAAGCCCTTTAAGCATAAAAAAGTCCTTCAAATTGCCCTTACTTATGATTTTGATGACGGCCAAAACTTCACAATCCTTTTTCATAAGCCAGATCGATTATCAAAAAAAATTAGTCCAGCAGATTCATTAATTTCATGGAAGATTTTAATGAACAATCGGGATATTACTGCTGCAATCCAGCCTAATCAGGGAGAAGGAATTTCAATTCCAGTTCTCGCTGGTCGAATTATGAAGTTAATTAACCAAAATAGTAATCGTTTTAAGCGGTTACAATCTAAAAAAGCAGAAAAGGCCAAGGCTTTAGCAGATGCTGAACTACGCCTCGAGCAAAAACAAAGTCAATTAAATTCTTTAAGTGCAGAAATTTCCAATTTATTAAACGAATTGGATCAGTTGCAAAATACATTGTTAACCAAGCAATCTGAGGAAAATGAAGGAATCATTAAAGAGAATAGTCTTGATAATGAGTTACCAGATAGTATTTCTGATGAAGAAGCCGAACGTTTAAAAGCCGATTTAAAGCGTTTAAATGCTGATCCTGAATGGGCAGGTGAAGATGGTTTACGTTACCAAGCATTCTTTGAACGTATCAATAAGGCTCTAGAGGGGGACTCTGATGCGGTAGTTTGGGCTCGTGAATGGATTTCTGAACTAGATGACCAGGCTTTGGCTCAACAGCAAGCAGAATTAGAAGCAAAAAAACTTATTGATGCCGAAAATGAAGCTAAACAAAAAAGAGATGAAGAAGTTTTAGCAGCACGTGCAGCTAGTATAGCTGAAAACAAAATGATGCAAGCATGGTTAGACACTTTGGAAAAGCCTGAAGATACTAACAACATAGACTTTATGGCTTGGGTTTCAGATCGCCGTGGTGAATTCTTAAAAAACTGGAATGGGGCCGAAGGTTCACCAGAATATTTAACAGCATTTTATGAATATTCAAGAGCATGGGCAGATGAACATTTAGCGGATCGCCTCAGTAATAAAGAGCCAGCCCAAAATTCAGATAATGATGAATCTAAAGAACTAAATGCTCCGACAGAAGTTGAAGATCTTCAGCCTAGTACGACAAATGATGAAGGTAATCAACTTTACCGTTCAGTAATTGAAGGGCAGGTTAAAGTTAATCTTGAGTTATTAGAGCAAATTCGAGATGAAGCAGAAAAAGACTTAAATGATCCACTTCTTATTCCAGCGGTGACAGAACTCTTGAATCAAGTGCAAAAAATGGAAGCGGAGAATATCTAATGACAACTTTAAATCTAATTTCTATTCAAGATATTGCTAAAAATCCATTAGTTGTAATTGATCAAATGATTAGTTTCTTTAAACCTAAACAGCCCTTTACTGGGCTATTGAAGGGTAGAACTAATAATGTGAAAACAGCCAAAGGACAAAAGATTTCTACTGTATTCGCTTTAGTTGATATTGATCAAGTAATTGCATCTCATACAGCAACTGGTGCGGAAAACCCTAATTATCCGCAAGAATTGCAGCCACGAGATCGTAGTCGTGAATCCTCACAAGCATGGGTACAGAAAACTGCTAATGATTTAGACCCCGAAAGCCTAGGCCGCTCAGGTCGGGCAGACACGGGAGCACCGATAACTGGTGATGATTTAGTTGTTGAATCAGGAAATGGCCGAACAATGGCAATCAAGCTTGCCTATGAGCGCGGTACCGCAGATGAGTATAAACAATGGTTGATTGATGAAGCTGATTACTTTGGCTTTAGCAGTGAGCAGGTCCAAGCAATAGCTCAACCAATCTTGATACGTATTCGTACAACTGAGATTGATAGAGCTCAATTTGCCATAGATGCTAACCAAGATGATAAGTTGTCTTTTACAGCAACTGAACGTGCTAAAGCTGATGCTAAACGTTTAGATGAGAATTTACTGGCTCTTTTTAACCCGAGTGAAGATGGCGATTTATTAGCAGTAAGTAATCAAAAGTTTATTCAAGGTTTTTTAAGTAAATTAGGTGATACAGAAGCTGCCCAGTACACAACGAAAGATAAAAAACCAACACAAGCACTGATAAACAGAATCAAGGCCGCAATTTTTAGTAAAGCGTACAATGATGATCGTCTGCTAGAAATGATGGCTGATCATACAAAACCAGATCTTCAAAATATGCTTAATGCGCTTGGTGTTGCTGCGCCTAAATTTATTGAAGCGCAAGCTATAAGTCGTGGAAATGTTCAAGATATATCAGATCAAATCGTTGATGGAATGGAGCAAGCCATTGATCAACGTGTTGCTAATGCAATTATTGATGCAGCAAATACCATTTTATCTGCAAAGCAAAATGATCAAGATATTGTTGAGTTTGTAAAGCAGCAAGGGCTTTTTGAGGATCTAGGAGAAGGTGTTGCTGAGCTCGCCGTATTTCTCGCCAAGAATAGCCGCAGTTCAAAAAAAATGAGTATGTTATTTAAAGCATTAGCTGAATTTGCAGAGAAACAGGCTTTAGATAGTAGTAATGTAGGCTTGTTTGGTGAACCTGAACCAGTAAGTGTAAAAGATGCTATCCAATATGCACAACAAGTGCTTGGTGATGATTTCATCAGTGTGCAAATGTACGATTCATTATTCTCTAATGCATGTAATTATTTAAAATTAATAGATTATGTATCTAAGGATCCTCTTTTTGTTATTAAATCATTGATTATAAACATTAAAAAATATAAGTTTTAATTTTTAACATTGGTATTAGAACATTTAATTAATCTATTGTTGACTAATAAATGTTCTAATATGTTTTTTGGGAATAATTTAGGAATAAAAAACTATAGAAAAGTAAAAAAATAGTGTATAAAGTTAAGTAAAATATTTTGGAGCCGCTTTATGGCTATAGCTGAAGAATTACATGTTAAAAGTTTAATCCAACCATATTCTAATTCTATTATTCAGGCTATTAAGGAGGCGTGGTCATTGTGGCTGCAAAGTCCTTTTTTTGGAAAATGGAGTTCACGCGGACGTGCCACATTCGTTTGGGAAACTGTAATTAATTTACTCAAAGAAAAATTTATGGGACGTAGTGACGTTTTTATTATAGATAAAGGTGTTACGGTACTTTTTGTAATTCAACAGCAAGTTGTTTTTCGTTTTAAATTGGCAGATAGGACTGGAAGAAGTAAAAACGTTCAAACAGATTCGGCTAAAAGCTTTCATGATCCTGAACTCAATTATAATTTATTAGCTGAAGCTGATATAGCTAGTAATATTCCACGTATTGAAGTTATCTATACTTTAAATAAGTCTGCTACTCAAATCGATAATATCAAAATGATTGCTAGAGATAAAAATTCCGTTGCTTGGAATGTAAGTTTAATTGATAGCCAAACATCATTCGTTGAATTTGACGAAAGCAAAGATACAAGTGACTTTGATACTGTTAAGGATAATCAAACAAAACGTCGTTTCAAAGGGAAATCCACTGGCGGTGGATTTAAAAAAGCAGAAGGTGAATCGTGAGTAATTTGACCTTTAATCCTGAGTTATTAAGGATAGTAAGGCAGTTTAGAGGGTTTGGACAAACAGCTCTTGCTAAAATGGCTTCTTTGTCTCAGGGAACTCTGTCAAAAATTGAAGCAGGATTGTTAGAGCCTAATGAGGAAATGGTTTCAAATCTTGCCAAAGTTTTAAACTTTCCCGTTTCAATATTTTATGAGACCTATAAGCCATTTGGTTTACCGTTAAGTGTTCATCCCATGTACAGGAAGAACTCTTCAATCGGTAAAAGGGCTATTGAACAACTTGAAGCTGAACTTAATATTCGATTATTTAACTCTATGAAGTTAGTTAAAGCTATTGAGTTTGAGGAGGATTTACCACTTCCTTTTTTAAGTTTAGATATATATGAAACTCCTGAAAAAGTTGCTGAATTGCTCAGAAGAACTTGGTTAATTCCTAATGGCCCATTAAAGAATTTAACCGATTATGTTGAGAGGGCAGGGTGTCTCGTATTTCATTGCGATTTCTCTCAAGAAGGTGTGTCTGGTGTAACAATAAAAGTACCTGGTTTAAACCCTTGTATTTTTATTGATAAAAATATGCCCTCAGATAGACAACGTTTCACACTGGCGCATGAGTTAGGTCATGCAATTATGCATAAACTCCCTTCAGAAAATATGGAGGATGAGGCTAACCGTTTTGCAAGTGCTCTTTTGATGCCTTCAAAAGATATTAGACCATATCTTACTGGGAAAATTACTTTAGAAAAGCTCGCTACCTTAAAGTTGGTTTGGAAAGTTTCTATGAATGCTCTTCTTAAAACAGCAGAACGAGAAGGCTTATTAACACCATCCCAGAAAAAGTATCTATGGATACAAATGACTAAGAATGGTTATAGGACTAAGGAACCTGTAGAGTTGGATTTTCCTAAAGAAAAGGCTGTAACTATAGATCAAATTTTTGAATACTATAGAGAAGACTTAGGTTACTCAATTGATGAGTTATCTAATTTATTGCAAACACCAAAAGAAGACATTGATTCACTCTACTCATTAAATATAGTCAAGAAAAAACCAAATATACGAATTTTAGAATAAGATAGGCCCTCCATTAGGAGGGTTTCCTTTTTTAATAAAAAAACTTTTCTTTTTAAAAAAAAATAGTCATAATAAATCTATGCTTCCACACTAAGCTTGTCACTCCAACCGTATTACGGAGCGAACATTCCTTAAGTAATGATGTGTACGTATATATGATTTACAACATTAGTGTAGATCTAGATTTTTGGAGTGGTCTAATTTTTATCTACACAGATGGATCGTATAATCATGTCTGATAAGAACTTCGTATTTCCTTCAGGATTGACCAGTCAACGTGCTAGAGCTTTAGCTAAAGAAGCAAAAAAACTAAATGGTACGCAACTTTCATGTGAGCTGGATTTAATATCTAAAAAAGAATGTCAACTCCCATGGCATAAAGCAGTTGCTAAGTTTACTAATGAAGATATCTCAATTCTACATTTGAAAGTAGAAGATATTTTGAAAAAAAACCCATTATTGGGTTATGGTGGATTCTATTCTCCATTAATATTTTCAGATCGTTATTATCAACGTCAATATAGAATGTCTAAAATAGAGTATGAACAGCATTTTATTGAAGGCCGAATTTTAAGTACAGACTGGTTAAAACAAATAGAATATGCTCAGCAGTTTATGTCATATTTTGGAAAAAATAAGAATATAAATAATAATATGTTAGGTTCTTATGGGTTAAAACATATGTGTGAGGATTACTATGGAGAAATATGTGGTCAGCATACTTATATATCTAATGGTGCATTAATCATAGGTGCTATTTTAAATAATTTCAATTTTGAGCAATATAGTGAATATCATATTAACTGTAGTTTTAATATTAGTAAAAAAAGTGAATTTTACCAATGGTATAAAATGTGGAAATATGGCTACAGGCCAAGTCAGTATCTAAAGTTTAAGATATTGGACCAAAAATATAGATCTAATAGCTAAAGCTTTAGTTAAAAAGACATGAATTAAAAAAGTAATCGATAAATCAAGGGAAATCGTTTAACTGTTCGTAAGGTGCTTAACAAATGAAAACCAGCTATCTAGCTGGTTTTCTTAATTTGGGGAGTTCTGGTGGAACATCTTAAAATAATTATATGCCCTTATCCTCTGATAGGTTCATAGGGAAACCTCTTTAAAACTTTACCTAATTCAAGTACCTCATCTTTATGTAAAAAATCCCATAGTTGATTGAATTTCTCCCGAAGTTGTACGACATTTACAGGTGTGAACCGTACCGGGTTTGTCGGAGACCAACTTTCTTGAGAGAATGTCCCGATGACAAAACCAAAATATACCCCTGAAATCCGAGATAGAGCGGTTCAATTATTGATTGAATCCGAAAAAGATTATCCATCGAATTGGGCTGCAATCACTGCTATTGCTCCCAAGATAGGTTGTACTCCTGAAACACTG